ATTTTTTTTCGATCTGAATATTTGGGCATTCGGCGTCCAGTGTACCGGGGGGAATTCCTAGCGAGGCTTCAATGTTTCGAGCGATACGCTCGCCGAAAGACTTAGCTCCGGTCAGCATTCCCGATATTTGTTGAATGGATTTGCCGCATTTTTTTGCTAAGACGGCACGCCCTCCAATTTTTTGAGCAATCTTATCAAGGTTGCTCCGCCGCCGGTCTGCAATATCTGTCGACATTACGCCTCCTTTCCTCTCTGGGGTAGAAAACGGGTTAATGATAAGGCAACATGTCAAGCCACGAAAATCACCCAAAGAGTTGATAAAAGTTTCCCCTATGAGCTATTATTACTCACCAACAACTTAACCAAGGGGATAACCACCAATGCTTCCATCTGCTGCGCAATATTTTCGGCGGTTGTCAGCGGTTGAAAAGAAGGCTGTGTACGAACGTTGCGATATTTCGCGTCAGTACTTCTACAACCTAATCAGCCAGAACACGAAGAAAAAGCCATCGGTCGATCTCGTTAAAAAACTTCAAGCAGTCACGAAAAACCGGGTTACTCGGTATGAACTGCGTCCAGATTTGGACTGGGATTTGATCGACGGGCCTGAGAAATAAGGACGTCACCATGAACTACGTACAGCTTCATTTAGGCGACTGGATCGCCGGGACGCTTGATCTGACGCCAACTGAGCGTGGCGTTTATATGGATTTGCTCGTCCGGTACTACAAAGAAGAACGTCCGCTCATGCAAGACGAATGCAAACGCATTGCACGTGGATATGCACCTGTAGAGCAAGAGGCCATGCAATACGTCCTGCAAAGATTCTTCACTTTGGATGAAGCGGGGTACCACCAGGCTCGTTGCGACGAAGAAATCAAAAAAGCTCAGTCCGTGTCCGTTAAGCGAAAGAACGCGGCGGCGTCAAGATGGGCAAAAAAGCCCGATTTTGATGCAAGTGCATATCCAAATGCAAAGCAAATGGAAAGCACTTGCAATGCAATTGGAATCCTAACCAATAACCATAAACCAATAACCAATAACCAAGAAATAAATAAAGAAGATAGGGCTTTTCAGCTTGAGTCGCAAGAGGGGGATTCTCAGGAAAAAACGCCGAAACGCGAAACCGCAAAGTCCCTCCTTTCTAAACTCGAAAAGCCGGAGGACTGTTCGGACAAAGACTGGGAAGACTGGGTCGCCTTCAAGAAAAAGAAATCGAAGGATTGCACGCAGCGGATGGCGGACGCCCTTGTTCGCGAAGCTCACACCGCCGGGATTACCACGGGTGAAGCAATCTGCATTCAGCTTGAAAACGGATGGTCATCTTTTCAGGCGGAGTACCTGCATGGGCGGAACAACCGCTCCGCGGCGCCCAAATCCCCAGTCGATATTCCACCGATCGACTACCACCGCGGGATCAACCCCGACGGAAGTTTTTAGGAGAAAGGCATGAGTCGAGGAGATTTCTTATTTTTGGTTGCGCCTTCCAAAGCAGAACAAGACCGTGCCTACGAGGCAGGGTACGAGGCTTTTGTTAAGGGGGCTGATGGGGAAAAGGAAATGTCAAGGTTTGCGACAAAGATTGAACGAGATTTCTTTTTGTTGGGTGCTTTGTCGGCACGGATAGATCAGCTGAAGAAAGGGGTAAAAGCATGAGATTCGGTTCTGTGTGCTCCGGGGTGGAAGCCGCTTCGCTCGCTTTCAATCCTCTCGGTATGAAAGCGGCGTGGCTTGCCGAAATCGATCCTTTTCCGTGCGCGTTGCTCGAGCAGCGTTTTCCTACGGTGCCAAACCTGGGGGATATGACAACGCTCCCCGCCCGAATCCTGAGCGGTGAAGTCGAAGCCCCCGATCTCTTCTGCGGCGGAACGCCTTGCCAGGCTTTCTCTTTCGCCGGGCTTCGCCGTTCGCTGGATGACTATCGCGGAAACCTTTCGCTCGTTTTTTGTGAGATCGCTAATGCCATTGACACAGTTAGAACTCGACTTCGGAAGCGCCCTGTCACCATTTTCTGGGAAAACGTGCCCGGCGTGCTCAACACCAAAGACAACGCATTCGGGTGCTTCTTGGCCGGACTTAGTGGCGCAGACGCTCCCTTGTCGTCCGGCGCAGGTCGATGGCCGAACGCAGGTTATGTTGCCGGCCCTTCGCGAAACGTCGCGTGGCGCGTACTCGACGCTCAATATTTCGGAGTCCCCCAGCGACGTCGTCGCGTCTACGTTGTCGCAAGTTCTTCAACGGGGGGTATTGATCCCACGAAGGTACTTTTTGAGTCGCCGTGCGTGCGAAGGAATTCTCCGACGGGCGGAAGCGCGGAACAAGATTCTGCCGCCTTTGTTGAGGGAAGCTTTGGAGCGATGCGTAAGGCTTCAGTCGCCGGAACGATCCGGGCAACCGGAGGAACCACAGGGGGCGGAGGCGAAACGCTGATGCTCGACAAAGTTTGTCCGACTTTGCTCGCCAACTGTGGCGCAAAAAAGTTTCTCGGTAATCAGGAAGTGTTTTCAGGAAAGTATTTCGTCTATGAAGGTGTACGACATGACGCACGCGAGTGATGTGATTCGCGAAAGCGATACCTGTCCGACGCTTCAAGCACGCATGGGTACGGGCGGAAATCAGGTTCCGATAGTTCTGAGTCATCCTCAAGGTGCCGCCGCCCGCGCTTACGTCGATGGGAAGACGGGAACTCTTACTGCCGCCCCTTCGTCGGAGCCCGTTGTTTTGGATGTTCGGAACATCAATCGGGATCGAAATAGCAAAGGGTTTAGCGAACCCGGGGCACCGTGCGGAACTCTGACGACGGGGCCGGTGCCGGCTATCGCGATACAGGGGAACGTTATCGGGCGAAAGCCTGATAACGGTGGAAACGGCTTAGGCGTCTGCGAAGAGATAGCACCGACGTTGACTGCGACAGATCACCACGGCGTCGCGCAAGGGTTGGCGGTGCGCCGACTGACGCCCGTTGAGTGTGAGCGACTTCAAGGTATGCCGGACAACTGGACGCGAATCAGTTGGAAAGGCAAACCGCCCGAAGAGTGCCCGGACGCGCCTCGATACAAAGCCATCGGAAACAGTTGGGCGGTTCCCGTTATCAGTTGGATCGGGCGCCGAATTTTGGAAGAAATGGAAAAGGAGAGACCATGAAAGTTTACAAAGACAACAACGGCAACTGGCAAGAGCTGATTGCTGTCGGTCATTGCGAACGACACGGAGATTACCCGCTGACGTATCGGCGATGGTTAGGAAACGCGCAATTCGGCGCCCGGATGAGCCGGGCAGGGTGTCCCGAGTGCATCCGGGAAGCGAAGGAAATTGAAGCCTACGGCCAGATTGCGGTTCCGGTGCGTTTCCAAGGAAAAACGATTGACGGGTATGTCGCCGAAACCGCTGGGCAGAAGGAAGTGAAGCAGTTTTTTCAAGACTACGTCGCCTCGATGGACGAAAACATTCGCCGCGGGTGTTCCATCATCCTTTTGGGGAATCCGGGCACGGGCAAAACGCATTTGGCCTGCGCGTTGGTTATGGCTGCAAAGCGGGCCGGTAAGACGGCGCTTTTTACGAGTGTAGCGAAGACCGTGCGGAGTATCCGCGAAACGTGGAACGCTGCTGCAGTGAAAACGGAGCGGCAGGTAATCGATGCCTATACGGGTGTTGACCTCCTCGTGTTGGATGAAGTTGGCGTGCAATCGGGATCCGAGAACGAACAGAACCTCCTTTTCGCGGTACTTAATGAGCGTTACGAATGTATGCGCCCGACGGTTCTGATTTCAAATTTGAACAAAGAGGGGGTTGAAAAGATTATTGGAGATCGTGCGATGGATCGTCTGCGAGAAAACGGCGGAAAAGGTTTCATTTTCGACTGGCCCAGCTATCGCTTACGCGCTACGCCAGTTGAGACAACCGTTTTCAACTCCATGCCGAACGTCTTCGAGTTTGAGGAAGACGCTGGCCTTCCTCCGGGGGCATAACGATGGCACGTTCTCCGATTGATATCGCCATAGCCGCGCTAAGGGCCTCAGATCGCCCGCTGACGCTTAAGGAACTCATGGCTAAGGCCAAGGTAACGGAAGGGGATGCGTCGGCGGCTCTGGGGCGTTTAATGAACTTCGGTCTTCTCGACATGGAATGCCCGGCGGCGACCAGCGGGTTTTACGTCGCCGGAGGAATGAGCAAAGACGAGGTGGTAGTGCTTTATTCGTACAAGGAGGCAGCATGAACAGCAATCTGACGCTGAAAGACATTGAACATATTCAAGCACTGGTGGACTGGATCTACTGCCGGGCTAAGGAATATTGCCGTAATGCCTCGCCGTCTAAGGCCGGCGACTTGGACGCTGCGGTGTCAAACACCAAAGCATTCCTGAACGGCTACGCCGCTGCGTTGAAGCACCAACGCGCGGAAATCGTGATGAAGGAACGCGATGGGCAGAAGTCCGACCAGTGGACAGCTTTGCGGCAGACCAAGGAAATGATGGGGAGCGAGGCATGAGTTTTCATCGGGTTTTAAAGCAGTTCGCGGTTGAGAGCGGCGCAAACGTCTTGGGGATGCAGGCGCACATCATCCCGTTCCGGGGGCGAAAGCTCGAAGTTATCTCGTCTGTTGATGAGGACAACGGCGTGATGTGGGAGCACGTCTCCGTCGTGGTTCGTGGGTCGAGTAAGTGCCCGGACTGGTCCACGATGTGTTTCGTGAAGCAACTATTTTGGGATGACGAAGACGAGGTGATTCAGATTCATCCGAAGCGCTCGCGATACGTCAATGCGCATAGCACCTGTCTGCATTTGTGGCGTTTGGTGGGGGGGTTCCCGTGGGAAAAGGAGGCGGCATGAAAGAGTTTTTGTCTACCCGTGAGGTCGCGCTGGTTTTGGGTGTTTCTGCAGCCAGGGCAAGCAAAGAGTACCGCGGAAATAAAGGAATTTGGTACACAAAGAAAGATGGTCGGGACTGGAAGTGGCCGACAAAGGAGGTTCGTCGGTATTTGTTGGCAAGGCAGGAACAAGCCGCTCGCGCTATGCAGCGTTTAGACCTTATTGCTGATCCTGAAATCACCATTGCTGAGGTGTTGCGGGAACTTGAAAAACAAGCGGCAGATGTTCCGGTGCGGTGGAATCCGGTGAAGCCGACCGGGAAAGACTGGAGAGAGAACGACGGTTTCCCGAAAAAATCGGGTGGCTATTTGGTAACGCTGAAAGGTAAGCCGAATTACGTCATCCGTGACGAATTCAACGAGCACAACGACTTTTGGCCGTGGGCTATGGCGAAAGAGGACGACTTGCTCGCGTGGGCGGAACTTCCGGCTGCGTTTAGGGAGGATGCGTAATGGAACTCCCGAAGGAAAAACGCGCCCGGATGCTGTGGTTTTGTCGTGACCTTGCGTACTACTACGCGCTCAAAGGTTTCGCCGTAAGCCGTGAGGTGGGTTTGCCGCTTTACCACGGTGACGAACGGGTGCAGGGCTTCACGAAACAACGGGCTGACTTTATCGCCGTCCAAAACCGCACCCATCAGGTGGTTATCGTGGAAACGAAAAGTTGCCTACAGGACTTCACGTCCGACGAGAAGTGGCGCGGGTATTTGAAGCACTGCAACAAATTCTATTTCTGCGCCGACGAAAACACCGCCGCGAAGATTGTGAAGATTCTCGAATCCGATCCTGATGCGAAGGGCGTGGGAGTGATTTCTTTCCCTTGGAATCCGGGGCCGCATGACAAACGCAAGAACTTCATCCGCCCGGCCAAAACGCACGAAAGACAAACGCCGCTGGAGCCGTTGCTTTGGCAGATGGCCGCACGGAACAGCGGATACAGCATGGTCGGCCTTTGTCGGAAAAACGGCGTCTTTTGGGAAGACCGGGAGGAGGACAAATGAGGCGGGAGTGGTATCCGTTTCCGGAATTCAACCCAGGGCCGAAAGGGCGCGTCTTAATCACGGTTGATACGGCGGAATTCGGTTTAATGGTTGAGGTGGCGTATTGGGATGGCAAAAGGTTTCACTGCCCCGAGGGGAACGACAAAGTAAAGGCGTGGCGTCCGCTACCTCGACCGTACCTTGAAAGCAAGGAGGACAAATGAGTGTCGGTATTGCTTTGGGGCGCCTAACGCGCCTCGAATCGGAAGTTTTCGGAAAGTCGTGTGGTGTGATTGTCCGAGAAAAAGAAATCACAGGATCCGCTGTTGACCGGTGGGACGTCGTTGTTTGGGCGCCGTCTGATGCCGAGGGGGCGCACTATGTGATGGTTGGGCTTCGCGAAAGTTTTTCGGAAAAGCAAGCGGTGCCGCCCGATTGGCAGATGACGGAGGCGGCCTGCAAAAAGATTGCCGTGGAGTATGTCGAAAAACTGAAAAAGAAGGGGGTGGCATGAGCACCGAAACCTATTTGTGCGTGGAACCCGGCTCCGTCATTTATCGCGAGATGGTTGAAGAACGGGAACTTGGGCCGGAACTCAATGTTTACCGCAGGTGGCTTGTCGAAGTTCGGCTTTTGCAGCTGAAGCCGCCCGTCGTGATGGTTCGAATTGACTACGGCCTGTGGCAAGCCGCAAACGTTCCGCCCGATTGGGAACCGTCCCAATTTGCCTGCGGTGAGTTGGCACTCAATGCCATTCGGGAACTGAAGGAAAAGGAGCGGAGATGACGGTTTTCAGGTTGGAAAAGGAAAACGCCGATGGCCGCACGAAATTTCGCATGGATGCGGGAGAAAAGTACGTCCACGTGTCAATCATCGAAGAGGCCGTAGTAGTCGCCGACCTGACGCCGTTGGAGGCCGTCATGATAGGAAAGGCGTTGATTCGGCACGGGGAATATGTCGAGGCACAGCAAAAGGAGCAGAAATGAAATATACGACCGTTGTTGGACCCGAAAAGGACGCCTTCGAATTGTCTATCGCGTTTCGGGCGCCGCTTCGAAGCGGAAACGTAACTGTCTACAACCGACAGGGGGAGCGTCTCATTTGGAAGGCGACGTTTTCTTTAACCCGTGATGATATTCGGCAACTTGCCCGGGAACTCCGTCATGTGAGCCAGTTGTTGGATGCTGAAAACGAAACACAGGAGGAAAAATGAGTCGCAAACGTATGGCTCTCGGCCTTTTGGCTTTGATTGGATTTATGGCGCTGATGGTGGTGCTTACCGTGGTCTATTCCACGACGGAAACTTTTCTCGGGGCACCAGTGGCACGGATGGCCACGATCTTTTGTTTGTTCGCCGCACTGACGACGGCCTTTATGGTATGGAGGGGAAAATGACGCTTACCGCCTGGGATATTTATTGGGTGACGCGGCTCGATGAGATCAGCATCGCGATGGTGATTTCGATGTGGGTGATGATCTTCGTGTGTGCAATAGCGGCGGTTGTGTACTGTATGTCTGACTTCAAAATCATCGGTGCGAAAAAATTGATCTACCGCTTACTTCCGTGGATCGTGGGAGTAACGTTGGTGAATACGCTCATCCCCAACACAAAGCAGGCGGCTGCGATGTACGTTCTACCTGCAATCGTCAATTCTGACGCCGTACAGCAATTGCCGGGGGAACTGACGATTCTTGCGCGGGAATGGTTGCATGAACTTCGCCCGAGTCAGGTGTCAAAGAAGGACTCGAAATGACCGACAAAGAAACGAAGGTACAGATCGCCTATCGGCAGGGCTATGACTGCGCCATCAGAGGCTTCAGTTCGTCTCAATTCGACGCCAGTATCAACCGTATGTCGAAGGACGAAAAAGCGGCGTTCGACCGCGGGATGTACGACGGTGTCATGGAAAAGAATCGCAAGGCTCGGGAGTTGAAACGATGAAGATCGAATTCACGGCGCCCGGGGTGGCTGTTCCGAAAGCTCGTCCACGGTTCACACGTTCCGGACGAACGTACACGCCGGCGAAAACTCAGGCATTCGAAAAACAGATCGCGCTTGTGGCTCGGCGGGCTATGGCAGACGCCGGGGTAAGCCGGATCGAATCGGGCGCCGTGTCGGTTTTGTCTTATTTCTATTACACGCCGCCGCAGTCTTGGACGAAAAGGCGCAAGCAGGAAGTTGTCGAAAAAATCACGGTGCCGAAGACGACAAAGCCGGATATCGACAACCTTAAAAAGGCGGTGCTCGATGGTATGAACGGCGTGGTCTTTGCCGACGATGCGTTGGTGTCCCGCATCAGCGCCGAGAAGGCCTACAGCTACGCCTTTGGCAACTCAACAAAAATCATTGTTTATACGGAAGACGATCAGGGAACGGCAAAATGAGAAACTGTGAAATCATCCCTCGTGAATTGGCAGACATTGACGAACGCTGCAAGATTTGGGCTCGGGTGACGAAAGACCGTCCGAGAACGACGGAAACCCCGCTCTACCGTGCCATGATTCAATTTGGCGGCCACGTTCCTGAAAAAAATCCCGAAGACCCGGAACCGTTGCCGCCGCTTACACAGGCACAGATACGCGACGCCTGGTTGATTGACAGGGCGTGGCGAAGCCGGGGCTTTGTGTTGCAGAACAAAAACATTCTCCTGTGTTGGTATTTCGGGAAGTTTAACGACCCGTACTACTTAGCGCGGTTTTTAAAGATTCCTATGCGTGAAGTCGGGCGCCGAATGAGAGCGGCGCTTTGCTCAATTCGAAACATTGCGGAACGCATGAGAAATGATCCAGAACCCCTTGACAAAATTGAATAAAACTGATAAAAAGCGGGTATCAAATTTGAAGCTGTGTGATCAGCCGAGTTAGCAGGGGAGCCGATTGGCTCCCTCGTCATGCTCGGACGAAATACACAACGAGCTCCAGTGACCTCTCCTCGCTGGGGCTTTTTTCGTTCGAGTTTCAAAAATTCTAAATTGGTGATACGCTTTCCTCATCGTAATCGCTTGGAGAGGAAGCATGAAACGGACGATTATTGCCGCATTGCTTGCGTTGGTAGCCGCTGGGGTTCACGCCGCAAAATTAGATGCGGTGGAGGAGCGATTACTGCGTGACGTCGTGGTTGGTTCGGAACTCACGCCGGAAACGGTAGGCCAAGGCGTGCAGCCGTTTCAGTGGTTCTATGCTGACAAGAAAGGCATGGAACAAACGACGGCTGGAGGCCTTTCTTATTGGGTTCAAACCGATTTCTACAAACAAAAGGAACGGCTCGGAAATAGTCGGATTTTGGTGCTGGGAACGTCTCAGGGAGTTGACCAGACGGTTTTTTACGATCCTGGGTTCCACCAGTTTTATTTGGACGGTGACTTTCAGGGGCAAAACATCGGGTTTGTTTTTGGTGTCATCCGCAAGGGTGAAAACTTGAAAGCGCTGCAGGCGTTGCCCGAAAACATCCCCGTGGTTTTGAATTGTCGCGGCTTGTACCGATATAAGCAGTCGGCAATTACCAAAGATTGCCGTTTTCTAAACTTGAAGAAGGTTCGGCAAGAGGCTTACACCTATGCGGTCGAATCAGTGAACGCCGGGCGCCGATTCGAGGCGTTTCAGACGCGGATGTATGTCAGGGGCGCCGTACAAAAGGCGTCTTTTATGACGCAAGAGGAAAAGGCGCAGTGCCTGAAATCAAAGTCGGTACCCTGCTATAAGGATTTTTGGACTGATGCAAAGATACGCGCAGTGGAATCAGCGCAGGAGTCTGTTGAGATTTCCAAAAGGTTCAAAGACCTAAAAATTAACGAGTAAAGGTTTCTTAGTGCGCTCCACGGTGGGCGCTTTTTTCTTGTCTACCTTAGCACCGCACCTTACGTGCTGTGTTTTTGACCCGGCCTTGCAAGCCGGGTTTTTTATTCTTCGGAGTTTTCGCCATGACTGACCAGCTCGAAGTCACGTACCGCAAGGTCGAAGACCTTATCCCGTACGCTCGAAACGCCCGCACGCATTCCGACGAACAGGTGGCACGGATTGCCGCCTCGATCAAAGAATTCGGCTGGACAAACCCGATCATCATCGATGGCGAAAACGGTATCGTTGCCGGGCATGGGCGGACGTTGGCGGCGCGAAAACTCGGGCTTACCGAAGTCCCGTGTATTGAGCTGAAAAATCTCACCGAAACACAGAAACGAGCCTACATTCTCGCGGATAACCGCCTTGCGCTTGACGCCGGGTGGGATAACGAAATGTTGGCCCTTGAATTGGGTGACTTGAAGGATGCGGGGGTTGATCTCGAACTGACGGGATTTTCGGATGAGGAGCTTGACGAATTGCTTGCAACCCCGACGGAATCCGCCGACGGTGACGAGGATGAAGCACCGGAGCCGCAGGAAGACCCGGTGTCTAAACGCGGCGATGTGTGGATCCTTGGCGCCCATCGGGTGATGTGCGGGGATTCTTGCTCGGCTGATGATATTTCAAAGTTATTCGGGAGCACGGGGGGGGGGTACTCCGACTGTCTCGCTGTACCTGACCGACCCGCCGTATAACGTCGCCTACGAGGGCGGCACCAAAGATGCACTCACCATTCAAAACGACAACATGGAAGACGGGCAGTTCCGTCAGTTCCTCGTTGATGCGTTTTCTATGGCAGACACGGTTATGCAGCCGGGGGCGGTCTTCTACATTTGGCACGCAGACAGCGAAGGATTCAATTTCCGCGGCGCTTGTCGAGACGTTGGCTGGCCTATTCGCGAGTGCCTCATTTGGGCGAAAAATATGTTTGTGATGGGGCGTCAGGACTACCAGTGGCGCCACGAGCCTTGCCTGTATGGTTGGAAAGAAGGGGCGGCGCATAAGTGGTATTCAGACCGATCTCAGTCGACGGTGCTCGAATTCGATAAGCCGACGCGAAACGGTGTCCATCCGACAATGAAACCAGTGGAGCTTTTCCGGTATCTCATTGAAAACAGCTCCAAGAAAGGAGACGTGATTTTCGATAGCTTTGGCGGTTCCGGAACGACTCTGATCGCATCGGAAGAGACTGGACGAGTTGCTCGTTTGATGGAATTGGATCCGCGGTACGTGGATGTGATCGTCAAGCGTTGGCAGGAAATGACAGGGAAAGAAGCGACCCTCGAAGAAACAGGGGCGACTTTCAATTCTCTGCAGCACTGAATTTTGTCGAAGAGGTGACCCAGCGACCGCGGAGTTTTTAACCCTTTGAGGCGTATCAATAACTCGGCGAAACGCGGAACTGCCCCGCACTCTTCGGCAAATATTTTTGAGAGAAAACACTATGGCCGGCAAGAAAATTGATATCGATCTTGCCAAGGTCGAGCAATACGCGCAGGTCTGCGACAACGAAGAAGAGATCGCGCAGGCCTTGGGGATTTCCTACCGAACGCTAGTTCGCCGGAAGGCTCAATTTGTCCAATTTGGCGAGGCTATAAAAAGAGGGAAGGCTAAGGCCAATGTGTTCGTCGGCGGGAAGCTGATGGAGCATATCAAGGCCGGAAACATTGCCGCAACGATTTTCTACCTCAAGTCGCGATGCGGCTGGAAGGAAACGAGCCGCCAGGAAATGACGGGCGCCGATGGAGCGCCGATTCAGGTTGAGGCATCCGAAGAGTTGACGGAACGCCAGAAAGCCATTGTTGACAAAGTACTCGACGAGGAATTTTGATGCTTAAACGCGTGCTTATCGACGGCGTGGATCGGTGGATTACGGTGCATCCGAACGGAGATGAGAACGCCGGCCAACACGTCAAGATCGACGGGGCGACCGGCGAGATCAAAGCCGGGATGGGCGGAAAGTTCAACGGGAAGAAACTCGCGGAACTGGGTAAGAAGGGCAAAGAGAAGGCCTCGGCGCCCGCCAAAGAAGCAAAGAGCGAGAAGAAAACCACATTGGCGAAGGCTGCAACTAAGAGTAAAAGCGCGGGCGCCGAGTCGAAGGCCGAAACGTCATACAAAATCGCCAAAGCGTTGACCTCGAAGACCAAAACCGAGAAATACGTATCGCCGCAAAAGAAATCGCCGTTTTCATCCAAGTTTTCAGAGTGGAAAAAGCCCGCGCAGAAATCTGCGGCATTATCGGCAAAAACGACTTCAAAAGCCGCCGGCGGACATAGCGAATTTAAGATTGATACGTCGCCGGAGGCGCAGAAAGCTTTCAAGGCTGCAAAGAAGAGCTACGACGCCGTTTATGAAGATTTGACCGAACACGAACGCGCATCGATCCGATTGGCGAAAACGGGGTGCGGAAGCAAGGCGACGGAATCTCAGCACGCAGCGCTGGAGGAATATTCGGTGTCCAGTCAGTGCGCAATCATTAACGGGATCCTTCGGGACGGAAAGGTGCCGCGTGAGTACCGCAAAGATTATCAAAATATCGGTGGCAAGGCCGTTTTTGAGTCGTATATTGAAGACGCCAAGGCGGCTATTCAGGCAAATGAAATAAAAAAGGATTGCACCGTTTATCGTGGTGTAAGCAAAAAAGCGTTAAAGAATATCCTGTCAAAGGATGGGAAATTTTTAGAAAAAGGTTTTGTTTCGACTTCGACGAATTTATTCACAGCCCGAACATTTGGCGGAGGCAATCGGTGTACGATTGCTTTCCGTGTTAAAGCAGGAACTCACGCCATTGCGATGAAAAATCACTCAATCAGCCCACAGGAGAATGAATTCCTTTTCGCCCCCGGGACAAAGGGGCGCTTAGTAGGGTATGATGAGCGCGACGACGTGTATTTTGTCGAAATGGAGAAACAGTAATGGCGCAACCCAAGAAAAAACTTCCGAGCGATATAGATCGTGGCTGGTACGTTGATTTAACCAACGGTCAGCGGTATACGTTCGGCTTTATTTCTCGGATGTTGGGTGAGAGCGTGACGCTTTCTGATATTGCGGAAAGTAGCGTTATGAAGCAAGGCCAGATCAGTGAGGCCGAATTTGAGCGAGTAAAGAAACTTTTCGACGAAAATGGAGAATTGATCGTCGATTAAAGTTGCAAAATTAGCAACAAGGCGTCCTTCGGGGCGCCTTTTTTTGTGCCCTGACGGAACGCATGAAGATAACCGACAAACAGCTGCTGTGCCGAATCAAACAGCGCTGTGAGGAGGATTTTGAGTTTTTTGTCCGGTATTTCTTCTCCCTGCAGCATGGGGCGAAATTCCGCTTTTCGTGGCATCACCACGAAATCACCAAAGCCCTGATGAGGGTTTTCAACGGGGAGACGACGCACCTAATCATCAATATGCCGCCGCGATACTCCAAGACGGAGCTGGTGGTGAAAATGTTCACGGCGTGGTGCTTCATGAAAAACCCATCGTGTGAATTCATCCACTTGTCCTACTCAGAAGCGTTGGCGCTGGATAACTCGAATGCCATCCGCGACCTCATTAAGTCACAGGAATTCCAACAACTGTGGCCTATCGGACTTTGCAAAGACGCCGCCAACGCGTGGAAAACCACGGAGAGCGGCGTTTTTCTTGCCCGTGCCGCAGGCGGACAGGTGACGGGGTACGGCGCCGGTAAGGTTGACGATTTCGAAGACGGGCGCGGCTTTTGCGGTTGCATACTCATTGATGATCCGCTGAAGCCTACAGACGCGCATTCCGAGACACTTCGCGAAAACATTAACCGCCGATGGGACGCGGTTATCAAGTCCCGTTTCAATTCCCCGCGAACGCCTTGCATCGTCATCATGCAGCGAATCCACGAGGAAGACTTCTGCGGGATGCTGCTCAAGGACGAGGAGTACCACTTCGAGCAGCTGATTCTTCCGGCGATTCTCGACGAAGGGACGGATCACGAACGCGCCCTGTGGCCGGAAAAGCACACGTTGGAACGCTTGAAGGCGATGGCCTCCAAGAATTCCTACGTCTTCGCAGGGCAATACCAGCAACGGCCTACGCCGTTGGGCGGCGGCATTCTGAAGGGTGCGTGGTTTAAACGCTACACGGTGGCGCCGAAGATGAAGTGGCGTGCCGTGTTCGTTGATACCGCGCAAAAGGAGAAAGAGTCGAACGACTACCAGGTAGCGGAATGCTGGGGGCTTGGAGAGGACAACAACCTTTACCTCCTCGATATGTTCCGCGACAAATTCGAGGCCTGGGAACTCGAACGAAGGATCCCCGATTTTTGGGCAAAACAGAAAGCCGACCGACGAAGCCCGTTGCGTCGGCTTTTTGTTGAAGACAAGTCGTCGGGGACGGAACTCATTCAGCGCATTACGCGCGGGGGCGCCGGACGTCCACGGATTCCGGTGCAGCCGATTGAACGATCGCGGTCGAAGCTTGAACGCGTTATGGACGTGCAGGGCTTCATTCAGGCGGGTTACGTCTACCTGCCGGATGGGGCACCGTTTGTGAACGATTTCATTGCGGAATGCGAGGCGTTTACAAAAGACGACACACACCTGCATGACGACCAGATCGACCCGATGTGTGACGCCATCAGTCAAATGCTTGACCCGAAGGTCATCCCTTACTCTGAAATGTTGTAGCAAATGAAAAAGAAGACAAAAACGAGAGACACGCGCCTCGGCGCCCGTGTCGCGGACGGCCTTGTCAACTTTGCCACCGGCCTTGGGACGATGCAGAGTAAGCGCAGTCACGGGCATTGGCGGTTCGACGGCCTTGTAACCAATTGGCTGGAGTACGAGGCCGCGTATCAGTCATCGTGGCTCGCGAAGAACATCATCAACACTATCCCGGCGGACATTACCCGCGAATGGCGTGAAATCAAGTGCGATGACGCCGACAAAATCCGAATCGAAGAAGACCGCGTCGGCCTTGTAAATGCCGTCCGCGACTGCTATCGCTGGGCGCGTCTTTACGGGGGCGCCGCGATTGTCATGATTACCGATCAGGATTTGTCGCGCCCGCTGAATCTTGAGCGGCTGGGCAAAGGAAGCCTGAAAAATCTCTTGGTGCTCGACCGCTATTGGTTAAGCGGCATCGGTATTCAGGTTTTGGACGTGGAGTCGCCCGACTTCATGATGCCGACTGAGTACCTGATCGGCAACGCGAAGAACACGCGGGTGCATCCTTCGCACATCGTGCGCTTTACCGGAGAAACGTTGCCGCCGCGTCTTCGTTACATGAACCAGGGGTGGGGCGACTCGACCCTTCGCGTGGCACTGGAGCCGATTGAAGACCTCTTGTCGGCTATTGGCGGCGTCGGCGAATCGTTGCAGGAATTCAATGTCGACGTTATTAAGCGGCAGGGGCTGGCCTCGGACTTTTCCACCGACCAAGATCAGGCAATTCAGAAACGGTTCGAGACGTTTCGGCTGATGAAGTCCGTCGTCCATTTGGCGCTTTTAGATGACTCGGAAGATTTCGAGCGCAAAAACGTCACTTACACGGGCATCGATACCCTGCTCGAAAAGCAGATGCAGATGATCGCCGGCGCGTGCCATACGCCGATGACGAAACTCTTCGGAATGTCGCCCGGCGGCCTTAACGCAACCGGCGACAGCGACCTTCGAAACTACAACGACTACCTCCGCTCTCTGCAGAACGACGTCCTCGATCCCGCTCTTCGCAAGTTGGACGAGGTGCTTGTTCGTTCGGCGACGGGGGGATTCCCCGACGACTTCAACTACGAATGGAAACCACTTTCTACGCCGAGTCCAATGGATTTAGCAACGGCTAACAAAACGCAGGCGGACGCCGACATGGCGTATCTCGACGCCGGTGTTATCACGGTCTCGCAGGTGCAGCGCAATTTGCAGGCGGCGGAAAAGTACACGTTCGACGAGGAGCGGATAGATGAACTTGAAAACATCGAAAAGCAGCTCCCCCTGGAGCAACTCTACGAAAATCCCGCTGAAGACGGTACAGAAACGACTGGCGAAGCGGGCGCCGAAAGCGCCGGAGGTGGCGTACCTGAAAAACCTGCTGGGGATCCTGAAAAGGATAAGCAGTGACGTCATAGAGCAGGTGGTGCCGAATCTTCCGGCGCCCAAAGGCGTCATGGATGCGGCGCAGGTGGACGTCAATGAATTGCTCGCCCGAATTCGGATGGCGTGGAACTCTCCCGTATTTGACACGTTGGCGGCGCAGTATGCCTCGGCCTTTGTACGGCAGATTGCGCTTTTCAACGACCGAAACTTTGCCCTCAATATCTATCAGGACGAGACATTGCGGCGCGTGTTGCAGATGGCAACGCAGCAAAACGTGCAGCTCATCAAGTCCATAGCGTCCCAACACTTGAACGCGGTGGCGGACATCGTTTTTCAAAACATGATGCAGGGCGTTCGGTCGAAACAGATCATCGACGCAATTCAGTCCTACGGCGTGACGCGAAGCCGGGCGGCGCTCATTGCCCGAGATCAAACGGCCAAAGTGCAAAGCGCGGTCAACCGTGCGCGACAGGAGGCCGCGGGGTTCAAGTACTTCCGCTGGAGCACGTCAAACGACGAACGCGTCCGCCCGTCCCACGTTCACGCGGGTAACGCCATGACGCCCTACGGACGTGGGGTTTACCGCTGGGATGATCTCCCCGTGGTGGACGGGGAGAAGGTGGCGCCGGGGATGCCGATTCGGTGTTTCCCGGGGTCAGTCAAGGTTAATTTCTTTTATGGAGCACGCAAAGCGTGGCGCTATTGGTACACAGGCGAAACGACCGAACTCATCACGGATTCGGGCGAAACGCTCCTGTGTACACCTAACCACCCAGTACTTACGGACAGGGGCTTTGTCCCGGCGTATTTGCTCAAGGAGGGCGACTATCTCGTCAATGTTCCCCAGCAAGGCATCAACGGACTGAAGGCTGATGGCAAGTGTTTTGATCTGAAGTTCAGCGAGCTTTTTGATTCGCTTCACTTGTTCGGGCGTTTTGAAACGTGCCGCAGTGTGGGAAGAGAGTTCGATGGCGATATTCGGGCGGGAGAAAAGATCGATGTTGTAAATATCGACTGGGAACTGACTCAAGGTAGCGATGCCGCGTTCCGCAAGGACGCGCTGGAGCTCCTTCTCACCGTAGCCGAAGAAATAAGCCGTTCGTCTCATGTAACGACTGTCGGCAATGTGTTCACGGTTCTCCAAGGGCTGACTCTTGCCCCGGACGGCATCGTGCGCCGCGCGGGTCAATTCCTCGCGTTCTTGGCGCGTTGTTTTGCTCATTCGGATGAACATGGCCTCGCTACGGTTGGGTTGCTGTATGCCGGCCTCGTTAAGTATCCGAGTAATGACGTTGCGCGATGTTTGGAAGTGTTTGGCGATGGCTTTAACGCTGAACTTTCGATCCAGCAACGCTTTGATTTCTTCAAGCGGAAAGTCTTGTCGATTGTGCGCCTTGATTTTGGCGCGGGGAATCTCATAGCCCCATCCGCGGAGACGTTTGCTCACGTTGTCGGGGTAGATGCCGACCGCCTTACTCGCGGCGGTGAGTGTTTGCCCCTGACGCATCAATTCAAGCGCCTGAAGGTAAAGCGCTTTGGGGTAAGTAAAGGACATTTTGTTTACGACCTCACGATAGAAAACGGACTTTTCGTTGCTAATCATATAGCCGTAAGCAACTGTCGATGCGTCGCAATACCTGTTATTTCGTCTGAGGTTGAGGAATATCAAAGAAAGAAGGGTCTTTCATGAATTTATTTGATTGCGGAATGCTTGACCGCGGCTCCTATGCCGTTCACTCCACCCGCACCTACGACGACAAGGGCTACCTCAAATGTCACGCCCGCGTCGCCCGTAGCGGCATCCAACGCTACTACGGACTGGAGCTGGGGCTGAAAGGTGACAAGGCTTTCAAGCTTTTCAATATTTACCGCCCGCCGGAGGTGGTGTTTGCCGACAGTGCTTTGGCTGACTACCTCAACGCTGACATTACCAACGATCACCCAAAAGAAAACGTGGGCGCCGAGAACTTCTCGCGCCTTTCGAAGGGAACGGTCATCAGCAAGGGAACACGGGATCCATCGGCGCCCGAGTACGTCATGTGTGACCTGCTTATCAAGGATGCCGCGACGATCAAAGCCGTGGAAGCGGGCAAGGTCGAAATCTCTGCCGGCTATGACGCCGACTTGGATTTCAAACCCGGCGTAGCACCGGACGGAACGAAATACGACGCCATTGTGAAGAGCATCAAGCTCAACCACGTGGCGATTGTGGGACGGGGCCGCGCAGGCGGTGCTCGAATTGCTGACAACGATCCAAACGGAGGAAAACTCATGGACGTGAACATTGGGGCGGTCACGATCGCTCTCAACGATGAGGCATTGGCAAATGCGGTCAAAAACGAAATCGCCTCAATGACCGCAAAGGTGAAAGACGCAGAAAGCAAGGTGGCGGTGCTCGACAAGGCTTCGGCGGAAAAGGACGCGAAGATCGCCGATTTGCAGAAGCAGTTGAAAGATACGAAGGAAAAGATTCCGTCTGACGCCCAGATCCATCAGTTGTTTAAAGACGCGATGGAACTTCGCGAAAAGGCGAAGACGATCGGCGGCGAAAAGTTCGTCTGTGATTCGCTTCTTTCCGACGAAATCATGCGCGAAGCCATTAAGGCGTCCGGCGCAACGATCGATCTTGCTGACAAGTCCGAAGACTACGTAAAGGCCTATTTCGACTGCATGGTGGCTGACGCAGACAAGAGCGCAGCCAAGTCTTCCAAGACGAAGGTGGCCGACGCCGTTGCGAACAAAGTCAATGACGCCGACAAGGACGAAGACAAGGACAAGGACGAAGACGCCGCCGAAGAGAACCGCAAAAAGATCGGGGACGCGTGGAAGACGGGTCTCAATCTCAAAAAGTAATCAAGGAGCTTTAAATGGCTATTACTCAGAACGTACGCCTCTATCACGAGGAAGGGTACGCCGGGCAGATTGCGTCGCCGTTGGCGATTTCCAATCGCATTACGGCGCAGAACAAGACCGACGCCGTCATTCCTTACGGCACGCCTGTTGTCCGCGACGGCGCCCGCGGCTGCAAGCCGTTCGGCGCATCCGATACCGAAATTCTCGGGATTCTCATCCGTGACTACTCGTTCGACACGGCGCCCGGCGCTGAATTCGGCCTGCCGCCGACTCGCACGGGCACTGTCCTTACGTTGGGCGAAATCTATGTCGTTGCGGGTGAAGAAGTTCAAGCTGGGGATCCTGTCTATGTCGGTAATGGTACCGATGTTCTCGGCAAGTTTGTTAAGTCTGCGGGAAGCGAAACAACGGCAGCTGTGAAGGTTGACGGCGCTGTGTGGCGCAAGGACGCCGCTAAGGACGGCCTGTCGGTGATTTCTCTCAAGATTGGGGGTTGATAAATGAAGTTTAATTTCAAAGATTCTTTAACGATTACCGACGCGATGGCTGAACGCTTCGGTCTTGTCGCGGGGGTGCGCAAGTTTGATTTGCGTATGCGCGACGCTGATTCGGGCATCGCCTTCATGCTTTCGCAGTTGGCGTCGTTGGAGGCGAAGGCTTACGAAGTTCCGTACGCCAAGATCGTCTACAAGGAGTTGGTGCCGATTGACACGACGGTCAATGAAGCCGCCCTCACGGTGAATTACTTCAGCTTTGACGGTATGGCAAAGGCTGACTGGATCGGCAGCGGAAGTAACGACTTGCCGTCCGTGGGCATTCTTCGCCAGCTCCATTCCGTTCCGCTCGGCTATGCCGGCGTGGCGATGGAATACACGCTGAACGAACTCCGCGCCTGCTCTATGGTGGGTCAGGATTTGAACGCGCAGCAGGCGCAGCTTTGCGCCCGTGCGGCGGACGAAATGATGCAGCACGTCGTCCTTTACGGCGATAAGTCCCGAGGAATGTACGGGCTTTTCAACAATCCGAACGTGCGCACCGAAAAGTCTCAGCTGGATTGGAATGCGGCGGAAACGACGGCGGATGACATCATTGAAGACCTTAACAAGGGACTCGAAAAGGTTTGGATCGATTCGATGCAGACCTATGTTCCGAACACGCTCCTCATTGACAGCGCCCGCTACACCAAACTCGCCAAGACCCGCTTGAGTCAGTACAACGAAACTACGTTGCTTGACTACTTCAAGGAACACAACGTGGTTAAGGGGCTGACGGCGGGCGGCGGCACGGTGGATGTTCGTCCGCTTGCTCAGTTGAGCGGTTCCGAACTGAAGGCCAACAAGGTAAGCACCACCGGCAAGAGCCGCATGGTGATTTATGACCGCAACCCGCTCAACATGAGCGCCTATATGCCGATTGCGCCGCGATTCCTCGCACCGCAGGCTCAGGGCTTGAAGATCATCACGCCGATGGAATTCAAGTGCAGCGGTACGGAAGTTCGCTACCCGAACGCGATGGTGTACATCGAAGAAAAGTAGCGAAAGAGTTGTGACGGAAGTTGTTTGTTGTGTGGGGGCGCCGATGGCGCCTTTTTTTATGGGCGAAAGAAATGGAAATTTCTGAAGACATCATCTGCGACTTCCGTCGCTTCTTCCCTCCGTTTTCCGACCGTAACAATTGGCCGTCCGAGATTATTCGGCAGCAAATGATTGAAGCCGACTGTATCACCGGCGGACGGTGCTGGGGTACGTTCCGCCTTGACGACGACCACAATCTGAAAAAGCGCGGGATGTACTTTTACACGGCGCACTTGTTGGCGTATTTCTTCGGAAACAGCGCCAACGACCCGACGAATGTCGAGGCATCCGCGCGTTTGAACATTGCCAGCAAGTCGGTAGGTGACGAGGCCGTTTCTTACCGTATTACGGCAATGGAGTCGACGATTGATGACGCTATTTCAACGACGGTCTACGGCGTGCAATTCATGACACTGCGCCGTCGTTGCTCGTCGGTACCGCGGGTGGCGTGATGGCCGGCATGACGATGAAGATGGCAAACGTCCAACTTCAGATGGCGGAAATGGTGAAGCAGGCGCGAAAGTTCGCACGGGGCAGTTGGTGCACCGTGGGGATTCACGCCAATGTGAAAGATGTCCGCCAACGCAAGGAAGACGCCAAGGTTCACGGGAAGAAAGCGTCGGATGTTGTGCCGTCAAACGCTGAGGTGGCCGCGTGGAACCACTTCGGAACCGAAAAGGTTCCGGCGCGACCGTTTCTCGATGTTGCCATTGTGAAAAACAAAGCCGTGGTAGCGGGTGCCGCGAAAGAGGTGCTCGCAAAGGGCGGCTCGGTATCTCAGGCTGTTGATGCTATGGGCGCTATAGCAGCGGGGAAGGTGCAGCAATACATCGCCGACGTCTTCATTCCGCCGCCGAATTCTCCTCGAACAATTGCCCGAAAGGGGTCGAGCCATCCGCTGATTGATACCGGCCAGATGCGTCAATCAATCACGTGGCAAAGGACGAAGAAATGAGCAACAACCCGCTTTCTATGACGGGCCTGCTTTCCGGCGGCTTTGATTCTCAGTTGAGCGTCGTCTTCATCCCGGAGACGACGACATTCGAGAAAGGGTTCGCCGTAGTGACGGACGGGGCGCCGATTACCTTTTCGGAAACGACGGTGCAGCCGTTGCGCCCGAAGGAAATACAGGCGCTTGGCGTAGGCCTCGACCGTATTCGGGATTTTCGGAAGATCTACATCAATACGGGAAATATGGCGGCCATTCAGAACTTGGAAGGCCGTTTTGAATTTCTCGGCGCCCGGTGGCGTGTCATTGAGGTGGATTACCGCGCCCGCAGTGCCTATTGCCGCGTGACGGTAGCAAAGCGAGACAACGAATGAATGAACGGGAGCTTTTTTCGGCGGTTCTGGGACCGTTGGTGACGAAAGCGACCGGCGTTAAGACTGTTTTGTTTGGGTACCAAACGGCGATAGCGCCAGGCGGTCCGTATGCCACGGTGGTAGTTAATTCCATACAGGAAACCGCGCCGGGGCATATCGAACGGGAATACCTGAAGGACGAACAGCGGATTCGTACGACGCTCGTTACCCCCGTGATTTACACGGTAACGGTCAATTTTTGGCGGTGTCCGGGGGCGGTGGCAACTGCGGGGCGCCTTGTTTACTGCGCTCGTCTCCCGTCGATCCATTACCTGCTTTTTTCCGCAGGGTGTGGGTGGTGCGACAGCGATCCGGTGCAAAACCTGACAGCGGAACAATCAAGCGCCTACGAACAGCGGGCGGCCATCACTTTTCGGATCGTCGGGACGCAGCGCGTTACCGATGAAGCGAACACCATCGAACAGCTTAACGGAATTACGGTCGAAGACACGGAAGGACGAATCCTTTCCGAGACTAGGAGTTAAACATGGCCTATCCGGCGACAAAAATTATTGATATCAATGTCCGCATCTCGAGCGCGGGATTGAGCACGGCAGATTTCAGCTCGGCCATGCTTTTTATTCCGCAGTCGGATTTGTCGGATGAAGCGCAGAAGACTTTTCCGGTAGATACCTACCGGACGTTCGGCGACACGACCGAACTTGCTGAAGTCTTGCGTGTTGATGAAGGCGGCAACTATCCTGAAGCCTATGAAGCGGCGTCCGCATGGTTGGGCGGCACCCCGCATATCGACCAGCTGATGGTTTATGTGCGAAATCCTTCGGATTCATCGTGGGCCATCACGCTTGATAAGGCGCGAAATCAGACGTGGTGGTACTGGACGTTTGCTACTAAGCCGACCTATGAATCCGCGACGGACGTTAAGCAGATTGCGGCATGGTGCGAGTCTCATTCCTCTATGTTTGTCAACTGCCAGACCGGCGAATCGGCGACCAACATCCGCGACGAGACGATCGACACAGATATTGCTTCGGCGTTGACGACGCTCGGGTACCGCCATTGCTTTACCGCGGTGCATGAGTTAGACGCGTACAGCGGTATCTATTTGGCGAAGCACTTCGCCAAGGTGAATTACTCCGCAACGGATTCCACCATTACTGGCGATTACAAGAAATCGCCAGGTTTGGCCGCAGAAACGTTGAAGAACAGCGAATACACGGCAATGGAGAAGGGCACTAAGAACGCCTGTTTCTATACCGTCATCGACCTTCAGGGATCCAACGATAACGGGCGCTGGAAGAATTCGAAGACGCACTCTGCCTACGGCGAATGGATCGACGACGTCGTGAATTTGGACGCATTCACCAATGCGCTGGCCGTGGGGTGCTACAACATGGTAGCCAAACAGCCGTCCAAGTTGCCGCAGACGCCGCGAGGGCAGGCTATGGTTTTAGCCGCCGCTAAGGCCGTGGGCGAACAGTACATTGCAAACGGCTTCCTCGGGGAACGCACATACACGGATCCCGATGATGCTCAGGAAAAGACGACGAACGGTTACGAAATCCTCAGCAAGCCCGAGGATATTCTGAAACTTTCCGATTCAGATCGAAACGCCCGTAAGTGCGCGCCTGTCAATGTGCGCATCTTCCGCGCTGGGGCGATTCATGCGGTAGACATTACCGTGGATGTTTACTAAGGTGGAATAAATGGCATTAACAAAAGCTTTTACCATCGAAAACACGGTGGTTACCGTTAACGGACGATCTATTGCCGACTGGGGCATGGCCGACCCGGCATATTCCGATGAACCGATTGATAATAAGCGGAACCTCTTGCGCGGTCTTGGTGGAAACGCCGTGGTGCTCGAACGCAGTAACCCTGGGCGCCGAGCGACGCTCAATCTGCGTCCTGGTTCGGCGGATTCGGCATTCTTGCACGGGCTTTTTCAATCCGGCGCAACGGTAACACTTACTCGAACGCAGATCGGCGCAACGGACGGTGCTATTGGTACCGAGGGCATTTTGACGCAGGAGCAGGGGTTGACCCGTGTCGGTCATACTCAGATTTCCGACGACGTGTTTGTTATCGAATTCAATACCTGGAAATCTTTGCGCGGGGGTGAAATCTGATGGGTACGACGAAAACGTGGACGATCGGCGCCCATACGGTTTGCGCCGCTATGGCGTCGGCGGTGCGGCAGGATGAGTTGCTTTCACTCGTTGCCCAGCCGATTTTTCAAAGTTTTGCCATTGCCGCGCAAGGCGGCGTGGAAGTCAATACAAAGCAGATTGCTCTGCGGCTGATGACTTTCAAGCCCGAAGAAAAGGCACGAATCGTTGACATTCTCACCGAACGCGCCTTTTTGATTGTTGGCGGCCAAAACTCTGAGGTGCGGGTATCGGCGCGGGACTATCAGGGGCACATGGTGCAGTGGAATACGCTGCTTGCCGAACTTCTGACGTGGAACCTTGCCGATTTTTTCGAGCAGTTGTCCTCCGACCTAAAGCCGCTTTCCGCGGCGGAGAAGGCGGAGGAAAGCCCACAGCCGTCAACTGGTACCTGATGGCGCCGTGCATTGGCGAGCCAGGTATTTGTCCGCCGTTATGCCGCTGGGCGGAACTGATGGACGGGACTTACACGCTCGCCGATGTTGAGCGGTTCAATCAAACCATTTGGCTCATGCGAACGCGTTACGAGCAGGCGGTGAGAAATCAGGGATAAGCATGAAAATTACGGATTTTGTTATCGGCCTTGGTTTCGATACGTCGGACTTCGACCACGGCATGAAGACCGCAACGCAGCAGATCGGGAACTTCAAGTCCACCGTGCTGCAGGCGGGCGCCGCGCTTGGAATGGCCTTCAGCTTCAAGGGCCTGACGTTTGACTTTGCCAAACAAGTCAACCAGGCTCGACAGCTGGGGGATTACCTCGGAATTTCCGCCACGAAACTGTCATCGATGCAGACGGTGGTGCAGCACTTCGGGGCGGACATCGGAGAATTAAACGGTTTGCTGGTTGGATTCAATCAGGCAAAGGCCGGGATGGACGTCGGAAAAATCGGCGTCTTTCAGGATTTGGCAAAGGCCGGTGTTTCCATTGACCCGCTAATCCGAGCCAAAGATGCCACTGAGATGCTTCTTCGGCTATCGGAACAAATGAGCGTCCTCAATAAGCGGCAAAAGACGAACGTCGCTGCAGCATTGGGACTTTCGCCCGCGATGCTGGATGTTTTGACGAAAGGGAGGGAGCGCCTTGAAGCCCTGCGCAAAGAATTCGCCGAAATCCGCCCTGTTACTGAGAAGGCGCAAAAGGCTTCAATCGATTGGCAGGCAGGGTTGACCGAGTTGGAAACCCGGGTCGGGCGCTATTCCGACAAGATCAGCACGGGTCTGCTTTCCGGACTGAATCAGCTTATCGACAAGACAAACGACTGGATCAAAGCTAACCAGGGGGCGTTGGATTCGGTAGCCGATTGGGCATCGGGAAATCTCGACAAGAACATCACCTCCATCGCAGCAGGGCTTTCGGCTTTGACGGCGGCGAGCATCGTCGGTGGTGCGGCAAAACTTGCCTCGAGCTTCGGTCTGATAAAGACCGCAACTGCGGGCGCAGTTACTTCGATCAGCCGTTTAGCGGGTTGGGTAGGAGTGCTTGTTTCGTTGTGGGATGTTGACCCTGAAAAGCTTTTCGGAGAAAAGATAGGAAAAGTTCTCAACATGAAGCCCGGCGAAGCAGCTGCTGCATTCAAAAAATGGTGGTCGGGGTTATGGAACTCAGATGAGGGCGCCGCAGAAACTGACTACCCGACCGTGCGGGATGAGGGCGCCGCAGTAACGGCCTCGGTGCCCACGGAAGGCGTAAGCGGTGCGGATAAGCCGCCGTCTGCTCCATCGGCGCCCAAGACGGCAAACGGGAAGCCCGGCGTTGCTCAGATCAATAACAACATCGTGGTAAAAATCGGCAGCGAGACCATCGACCGACGGGTGAAAAAATGCTGGGCGGATTTGCTCGATAACGCAACGGCCAGCGCAATGACGGGCGCCGATATGTGAGGAAATTTATGGCGGTATGGGACACGATTACTTCACGCGCGACAAACATCACCGGCAGAGAAGGGGTGAAGATTTTCGCTCGTGACGAGGGCGGTATTGCCAATTACACGCTGGACGCGGTGTTGGAAGAATCGCTCGAAATGTCGGTGGAGACGCCGTCCTATCCGATCGAATCCGGCGCCAGTGTGAGCGACCACCGAATCATTCAACCGATCAAATATCAGATCCGCGGCGTTGTTTCCAACACGCCGCTGAAGGTGAGCGTCTTCGACTTCGCCGGCGGTTTGGTGTCGAACCTGACGGAAAACCCGATTGTGGCCGCAGCAGCGGGGATCAGCGCCGGCGCTTTGGCCGGGCAGAAAGAAAACCGCGCTCAGGCTGCCTTAGCACAGTTCATTCAAATTCTTGAAGGGGAAAAGCCGTTTGATGTGGTGTCAGGGGATATCACGTTAAAGAACATGGTTATCACAAAGATAACCCGAACGAGAAACCCTGAAAACGAAAACGCGCTGGTCTTCGATCTTGATCTGACTGAATTTATTTCGTTGAATCTACTAACGAGTGACGGCCAACCGGACCATCGATATTTGCGGGATGGCGACCCGTCTAAGGCAGGAAACGCAAGAGAAGTAAGCAAAGGACGGGCATCGCTGAAGGAAGCCTCAACCGCGTCCCAAACCGAGGTGGCATCCGTTATGGCATAGGAGGCGCTGTGAAAGAAATTCCTCTCAGCGGTGGAGCGGAGAACGCGCACCAGTCGTTTTATGCGCAGCTCGGCGCCCATGAAATTACATTTAAGTTGGATTTCATGAGCTATGTGGACGACCCGTACTGGAACTGCGACCTCGCCGAAAACGGGGAGACATTGGTGGCCGGGCTGAAGTTGGTAGGCGGGTGCGATCTTTTGGAACCTTACCAATTGGGGCTCGGAAAGTTGATTATGACGGGCGCCGTTCCGACGCTGGATAACCTTGGGGCCGAGAACCACCTGATCTGGGTAGAACCATGAGACGTTTTGCGATAGAAATCGACGGAAAGCCGTTTATTAAGCACGGTACCGGCAGCGAAAGTCGCGGTCGTGATTTTCGGGTGACGTTCCGTTGCAATAACTCCTACACCTACTGCCTCGGTCTTTTGGATTTGGCGATATACAACATTTCAGGCCAAACGCAGATCAAGATGGGGAGCAAAATCACGCTCAAAGCGGGGTACGACGAGCAGATCGACAGCATTTTCACCGGCTGCATCATGAGCGTCTTGAAGGAGCGCGAAGGCCCGAACATCATCACACGGCTGATTTGCCGCTCGGGTGAAATGCCGAAGTTTGACGCGCAGGGGCAAGAATTGCGGCCTGTCATCAATAAAAGCTTTGGTAAAGGGACGGGCGTGCTTACGCTGATTCAAGCCGTTGGAGAGGCGTGGAACAAGCCGATTTCAAAGCAGGACGAACAATTCAGCGACGTGCAGCCATTGGCGCGAATGCGCCCGCTTTGCGGTGACGTAAAGACCGTCATGGATGCTTTGGCCGAAGAATTCAAATTTTCGTGGTGTCTCGTTCAAGACAAGATCGTCATCGACCGAAAGGATTCACCGCGAAAGGGGGACGCGTATCTGCTTAACTTCCGAACCGGACTGATCGGCGTTCCGGAAATGGCCGACGAGAATGTCGGCGTTTTTGTGGATATGACGTCCTGTCTTGCTCCCTCCCTACGTTTGGGCGGTTTAGTGAAGTTGGAGAGCAAATACGCCTCTTACAACACCGGAAATATGTATTTCCGCCTGCCGACGAATGGCGGAGACCTGAGCGGCGTTTACCGCATCATGGAGCTAACCCACGAGGGAGACTCTTGGGGAAGTTCGTGGCAAACCCATATCAAAGGAATGCTCAATGGCAGATAACGAACACGCCGCCCTTTGGGACTTTGTTCGCACAATGTTCCGGGAGCAGATGAAAGGGGTTTTTACCGCCCTTCCTGGCCACGTGCTGAGTTTCGATCCAGCAACGCAGCTCGCGCAGGTGCAGATCGGCATTCAAGGCAACGACAACGGAGGTGCTGCCGTTGTTCCAACGCCCGTCGGCGATGTGCCGGTGTTTGTCTATGGTGGCGAATATGTTGCCGAGGTGGCGATAAAGGCTGGGTGCGAAGGACTGATTGTTTTTTCGCAGAAGTGCATCGACGGGTGGTTGAATTCCGGCGGAGTGGCGCCGAACCCGCGGACGGGGCGCCGGTTCTCAATGGCCGACGCCTTTTTTCTTCCCGGTGTTCGTTCTTTGCCGAAAGCCGTATCGGCGCACAAAAACGACGGGTTGAAGATTCGCAACAAAACGGGCAAGCAGTTCGTGTGGCTGCATGAGAGTGGCGACATTGAAGCAACGAACGGCGCGGGATATGTCCGCATTGCCAAAGACGGCACGGTAACGATTAATGGCGTCACGATTGATACGGCGGGGAACGTCACCACGCCCACGACCGTGACGGCCAAGACCGTCATCGGCTCGACGGATGTGAAATTCGGCGGCATCAGCGGCAAGAGACACGTTCATCCGTGCGGCGATCATGATACGGGGGCTCCGAAGTGATAGGGCACAAACTCGGAACAGACGGCGATTTAGTTACCCACGGCGAAATGTGGGTAAAAGGAAAGGAATGCATTGCTCAGGCGGTTAAAACCCGCCTGAAATTGTATTTGGGTGAGTACTTCCGCGATATATCGGAAGGTGTCCCGTGGTTTGAAAAGATCGATGGAACTGCGGGGATCCTGCAGAAGGGCTATGCGGGCGCCGAAGTGGAGAACATCTTGCGTCTGAGGATTCTTGAAACGGAAGGAGTCTTGAAGATTCTCAAGTTTTCGACGGATTACGACTTGCAGACGCGTAAATACTCCGTGAGCGCTTTGATTTTTACAAAGTATGGGGAAACCGAGGTGCATTATGGGTGAGTTGACAAAAGACGGTTTTCAAACAAAAACTCAGAATGAGTATTTCGAGGAAGAGAAGGCGCTCTATCAAAAGATAGACGCGGAGTGGAGTCTTGATCCCGCTACGCCTGATGGGCTTAAGTTAGCCCATGATTCGGAAGTCTTCGGCGCCCTCGATCAATTGGTAAAGCAGGCCTATGACGCCCGCGACCCCAACAAAGCGACTGGGCGGGACCTTGACGTACTGCGTAAACTCACTGGGGCGACGCGTTCGCAAGGTACGCCAACAACTGCCACGCTTTTTATGACGGGCGTAGCAAGTACGCTCATTCCCGAAGGTTCGCAGGTAAAGACGCCTGAGGGGCTTGTTTTCACGACTGACGAAAACTTGACGCTCGGTACTGACGGTACTGGGAGCGTGGCGGCCACTTGCACCGTCAACGGCGCGAACGAAGTCGCTGCGGGCAAGATTAACCAAATCATTACCGTCGTCGGCGGCTGGCAGACTGTCACGAACCGCACGGCGGCCATGACGGGAACGGATGCCGAGTCGGATGCGGTTTTCCGTATTAAGTCCGCCCGCGCGGTAGCCCGTGCCGGATCAGCTCAACGCGATTCGCTGTATGGCGAAATTTTCGACGTGGACGGGGTGCGAAAGGTCAAAGTCTACGAAAACAAGACGAATTCGAGCGACGTGATTGCGTTGGTCAATCCGTACGGACTTCCGCCGCATTCTCTCGCGATCATCGTAGATGGCGGCAAAGATGAGGAAGTCGCCCGCGCGATTTACATGAAAGTGAACCCCGGCGTTTTGCTTCATGCCGCCGGGACGAAGGTGGAAAAAACGGTTTGGAGCGAGAAATATCCGAATTCGTACGACGTGATTACGTTTTCCCGCCCGATTGCCGTCCCGATCACTGTAAAGGTGAAAGTCGCTGATCCTTCGAAGACTTGCCCGAACGCGACGGACCTCCAAGAAGCCATTCGAACCGCTATCGCGCAGTACTACGAAGGCGAGTTACTGCCGGACGGTATCGGCTTCATGACGACGGGCTTTGACATCGGACAAAGCGTCCCGTATTCGCGGCTTTTCACGCCTGTAAACAAAGTGCTCGGACTTTATGCCGGTTCTTACGTTTCGGAAATGACGGTAAACGGCGGCACCTCGACCGTGGCGATTGCGTTCAATCAGGTTTCGCAGTTTTTGCGGGCAAACATTACGGTGGAAATCGTATGAGTACGGTGCTCAAACTTCCCCGCCGCAGTTATGCCCAGTACGCCGATAAGCCGAAGTTTCAAGCCTGGCTCAATATCGCGCACGAAATAGGCGAGAACGTGGCCGCCGGGGCGGAAGCCGTGCGGAATTGCCTCGACATTGACACGGCCACGGGGGAAAGCCTTCGCATCATCAGCCGAATTGTGGCAGTCGACACGATCAAACAAGAAACGCTGATGAATGCGGGTGAGTACGCCGACCCCACGGGCACCGAATATGGCGACCTTGAAAAGACGTTTGCGGAATGGAGTACGCAGACGGAGGCGAGTCTTACCGATGAGCTTCTTCGAACAGTATGCCGCGCCAAGATTTTGAAAAACACGATTGAGCCCACGGCGGAAAACCTGCTCGACGCGTTCAATTTTCTTTTTCCGACGGCGCAGGCGTTCCGGCTACTGAATTACCACGACATGAGTTTTTCCATCGAATACACCGGGACGGTTAACCCGGCTGAAGCGTGGTTACTGGATATTGAAGACTTTGTACCGACGCCCGCCGGGGTGCGGTTTCGAGGCTTCATCCGTTCGTTCGGCATCATCGAATTTCTGAAAGACGATGACGCCACTTTCGGTGACAAATCTTTGGAGTTTATTGAATGAGTTTAATTCTTTCGGAACGTTACCCGGGGCGGGCGAATGCACCGACGGCGGGACGCCCGCGAGGTTCGGTAAAGAATCGGACGGCTCCTAACAGCGCCGACGGTACCTATCTTGAAGAGGATATGGCGAACGATGAGCGCGCGTTTCAGGATGCAATTCTCGAGGCCGCAGGGGTGACGCCAAACGGGAAGATCGACACGGGCGCTGATTCTCAGGTTTTCAAAGCGCTTATATCCCTTGTCGGCGGCATGATTTCGACCGCTAACGAGCCGATGTTTGCTTTTGCGACGGGAACAGCGGACGCTTTGGCGGCTGCTTTCCCGCGTTCGGTTTCTCTGATTGACGGCTTTCAGATTACCGTGCGGGCGGCTTATGCCAATACGTCCACGATTCCGTCCTTGAACGCAGGTAGCACCGGCGCCCGGACGATTTGCAAGGGAGCTAATCAGCCGCTCTTAGTGGGGGACATTGCGGGCGCAGGGCATACCTTGCAACTCTCGTTTGATACCCGGTTCAACAAGTGGGTTCTCCTCAATCCGGCCTACGGGATTTCTCAGCCGGAGACGATCCCCGTTGGGACGATGGCGTACTTTGGGCGGACAGGAACTATTAGCGGTTGGTTGCCTATGAACGGCGGCGAATACAGCCGGGCGCAATATGCGCAGTTGGTGAGCCAATGCCCGGACATCATCCTTGCGGGCGGCAATTCGAGCACGTTCCGCTTGCCGGACACGCGCGGGCTTTTCTTGCGGGTGTTGGATCAGAACCGCGGGGTTGATGTAGGGCGAAATATTGCCACTCGTCAGGAGGACGCCATTCGGAACATCACGGGTTATCTTGGTCAATTTAACCAGTACGCCAACGATCAAAGCGGCGTAAGTGGTGCATTTTATGTCAGCGGGGGGTTTAACGGACAGGGTAACAAGTCGGGGCATTCTGACTATCACCGTCAAATTAAGTTTGACGCCTCTCGGGTGGTCGATGTTGCTAATGAAGTCCGCCCGAAGAATATAGCCTTCCCGGTTTATATCAAGTATTGAGGTGACTTATGGCTATCAATTTGAATGAACTGGAAGCCTCAGGCAAGCGGTGGGAGCCGCCATCAGTCGATTATCCGCAAGGGAAGTTCATCAACGGTACGGGCGAAGGTAAGCGAAACGGTTCCTACTGCAAAGCCGAGTGGGCAAACGATATCTTCGGTTTTTTGGGGGCGTTGCTTCATAACGCGGGGCTGGCCATCAACGGACAGGTAGAAACTGCCAGAAATTCTCAGCTCTATAACGCGCTTGTAAAAATTATCGATACGTTGGTTTCTAAAGCCGGTGTCCGATATGACAAAGCGCAGGGTTTGAAGGAAGGCGAAAAGTTGGTGGCAAGAGAAAACATCAACGCAGCCGATGCAACGGAACTCGGGAAAAAGTTGAATTCCGTTGAGTTGGAAACCGCCTTGAAAGAGCTGATCCAAGAATACGGCGGAACGATTCCGACATAGGGAGGCGGCATGAGTTCAAATATTCACAATTTTTTCCTAAATCAGGGTTCCGACTATGCAATTCCTCTGCGGCTTCAGGATTCCACAGGGACACCGCTCAACCTTTCGGGGTATTCCGCCCAGATGCAGATCAGACGAACGGCTGGGGCGTGCCAAACGATTGACGATCTGACTTCGGAGGGGGAAGCACCTCGAATCAAGGTCGATGCTGAGGCCGGAAAAATAACGCTGAATTTTCCGCATGACATTACCGAAAAATGGCCGTCGGGGTCGATGGTGTACGACGTTGAAATTACGTCACCGGCGGGACAGATCACGCGAATATTGCAAGGCAATATCAGCGTTTCGGCGGAGGTGACGAGAAATGGCGGATGCGGGTGCAGTTGAAATTACGGTAATCGTTGAACCGCCCCAGGTGATTAACGTCATCGTGGAAGAGGCGATAACCCTCCCGGTGGTAACGGTGGAAGTACCGGGTATACAGGGGCCTTCCCGTTCGGATGAGCCTTTTGATATAGACCCCGTAGAGATTTATTTGAAAGCACGAGGAGCCTTGAAAAATGGCAACGAAAACTAGTAGCGAACAAGTTGCGGCCTTAGCGCAAACTATCGGTACCGATATTGCGCAGTTGTTGGCCGCCATTGGTGATTTGTCGGCATTGACAACGACAGAAAAGGCGTCGTTGGTAGTGGCACTCAACGAGTTGAAGGCGTCTTTAAGTTCTATTGATCTGACGAAAATTATTGACGATAACAAGACGACCACAAACTTGACGTGGAGTTCGACGCAGATTTCGAAGGCAATCAGCGATGCGGTCGCGGCTCTAGTGAACGGCGCTCCGGAAGCGATGGATACGCTGAAAGAATTGGCCGACGTTATCGCATCGAATAAAGACGCCATCGAAGCATTGCAGACAATCGCCGCAGGGCACGTCAAATATGACGCCGCGCAGACTTTGACGACGGAACAAAAGACGCAAGCACGCTCCAACATTGATGCCGCCTCGACGGCAGAAGTTGCGGCGGCTAAGAAGGCTGGCACCGATGCGCAGACAACGGCAAACGCCGCCAAAACGTCAATCGGTACGCTCGCAGACCTCAAAACAACGGCAAAAACGAATCTTGTCGCCGCTATCAATGAGTTGAAAGGAATCGCAGACGGCGCGAAAACGGCAGCAGCTACGGCGGACAGCAAAGCAGTTGCAGCAAAAAACGCGGCAGATGCAGCACAAAAAGCAGTAGACGATTTAGCTGCCGCCGTCGGAGATACGACGACGGACTTTGTCGCCGTTTACGAAGCAGCTCGTAACGGCACCACTTCTTAACCGACGGAGGTTTTTATGACGATGGAGGCCAACGTAACGGCGCTCGCTCGTCGTATTGCCCTCGATCAGGTCGAACAAGACATAAAAAACCACGAGGATTTTGCTACGAAAGCGGAAGCGACCGGGGAAGTAGCCGTAGCGGTGGAGCAATTGATTGCTTTCGTCAATGGTTACAACGGTACGTCTTTGGATTATCGGAACTACCTTCCAAGCACCGAAGCGGCGGTAACGCAGGCGTGGCAAAACCTCGGGATTGGGTATTTAGGGGAATGAAATGGCGGAAACCTTGCCGGATATGAAGGCAATAGGAAAAAGCATCAGAGAAGACAAAGCGCCGATTAAAAGCCCCGTTTTCACTGGGACGCCTCAAGTTCCCAATGTGGCAGCGGGGGACAGTTCCACTAAGGCCGCAAATACGAAATTTGTTTCGGCGGCGGTGGCAGCATTGGAAACTGAAATCACGACCGCTCTTTCGGAACTGATCGTTGAATATGGCGGCACTGTGCCAACGGATTGAGGAGTGTGAAAGATGGTGTGTAACGGCCTGGGTTCCACGGTTCTAATGCTTTATGGGGTTGGGGCTGTTGGCTTTCTCGTTACTTGGTTTCTTTTGATGAAACTGGGAATCTATTGCTGCAACCTTCATTCTCAGGTGGAAACGTTGAAAGAAAAAGTCAAGCGGTTGGAAAAATCGCAGGAGTAAACAATGAAAAACTTATCAGAAGTAAAGGCCGAAATGCTCACGAAGGCCGAGGCGAAGCCCTTGGGCGAGTGGGTGGTTTTCGACCGTAACAGCAACGTCTGCGGACACGCGGCGCAGAAGTTTCAGCACTGCTACACGAACGAGGCGGACTTGGAATGGGCGTTAGCCAACGGCTACGAAGTTTCGGAAAAATTCAAGCGGGACGACGGCGCGGTGCTGACGTTCATCAGCGCGAAACCCCGGGCGGTGGATATGTATCAGTCCGCCGACGGGAAGTACTACACGCTCGACGCCTTGCCGGAGAACGACGACGCCTTTGTGACGGAACGCTACGTGGAAACACAGAAGTCCGAACGAAATCAGCGCATCAGCGACACGGACGACTATGAACGTCTGTCGGACATTACCGTACAGAAAGCCGCGCGGGCGAAGCGTGAGCAGCTGACGGACGAAGAAAAGGCGCAGGTGACGGCCTACCGTCAGGCGTTGCGCGATTGGCCTCAGGTCGAGGGATTCCCGTTTGTGGACTTCCCGGCGATTCCCGAGTGCATCGCGTACGAGTGCCAAACCAAGATCGAACAGCGGGAGGTGAATCGGAATGAGTATTAAGAGTTTATTGAAAAGTTTGCTTGAGAAAGCGATGCTGCGGCTGGGGAGCCGGGGCGGAACACTGTCCACTGAGGTTATAGAAATTGTCTACCAAACGAACTTTACTACAGAAGGCGGCAATGCCTCGTTTGAGTATGTTGCACCGTGTGATGGTGAACTTTGTATTTTTCTTCAGTGCTCAGCAAGTAATGGTCTTATGCCAGCCATTGACATTCGAACTAACAATGTTGTTCGGCACACGGCTAGAACGATTGACGGAAGTACGTGGCAAATGCTGGGGAAAGGGCAAAAGTGTGTAGTCAGCTATTTCGATGCGAATGCCACAATACTGCAATGGAATGTTCGCTTCATTAAAAATGAAGGCTCGCTAGTTTAGCCAATCAAAACCCCGGCTCGACCGGGTTTTTATGGGTGAAAAAAATGATCTATCTGAAGTGGCTTTTGTTCTGCATCCCTGATCTGATGATGCAGGTAATTGGTAAGGCTTTGTCGCCAGTACTCCCGCTGTTTGTCCGCACAGAAAAGAACGCTTACGGCGAAATCGAGTGGCGCACGGACGGCTCGGCAATGCAGGCGCACTTGCCTAAGTGGCTTTCGTGGTTTGAGACAGACGACCATGATTGTGACGGTGACAGAGGACACTGGGAACGCCACCCGGGATTCGATTGGTGGTCTGTCTATAAACGAAGAACTGCTTGGTTCTTTAGAAATACAGGTTATGGTTTCTGCCTCCGTGTGATAGGGGTTCCGGTCTATCCGTCGGACGAATACGTCGTAAAGGGGAATCCGGACGCCTCAGACACAAACGGAATTTCAGGTGTTTGTTTCCGGCGCGTGTATCGAGACGACAGGCTGATCTGCTTCCAATGGTATTTCATCCAGCATTACGCGTTAGGGCGCATCCGGGCGTGCGTACGCATCGGCCTTGGTTGGAAACTTTTCGGAAATTGGCACGAGGCTGACGGCAAGGTAGCGATGCACCAGCTCTACTTCAACCTGTTCAAAAAGTTTCAGATCGTCAAGTAAAAGATAAACCACGCCTTCCGACGGGGTTTTTATTACTGAGCGGCTTCGATCCTGAGGGTTTCGCGGTACTCCATAGCGTCGGCGTCATGGACAAACTTGGCCGTCGGATTAAAGATGGTTTTTCGTTATTAACTTTTCTGAAAGGAGCCTATGTTTACAACGCTTTTACCTCAAGGGACGGAGAGAATCCTGATGGCGTTCGGTGGCGTCATCGGTGGAGCGTTTAGTTTCGCATTTGGAGACATCGGAGTTCTGTTTTTATGGCTCACCGCCTTTGTGGTAATCGACTTTATTACAGGGACGCTCGGCGCCCTCAAAACAGGTACTTGGGAGAGCAAGGCCTGTGGGCTGGGGGTGGTGAAGAAGATGCTGTATTTCTCGATCGTCGCATTGGCGCACGGGCTTGATCAGGTGTTTTTTCCCATCATTCATGTGGAGATATTGCAGACGATAACCATCTGCGCTTACTGCGCCGGGGAGTTTGGCTCCATTATCGAAAACTTTGAACGCATGGGGTTGTCTGATGTTGTTCCGCCGGTAATCCGACGGACGATCAAAGCGTTGAACACGCGGTTGGATACGGAGGCAGAGAAATTATCGGGAAAGGAATCATGACAAAAATCGAATGACAGGGCGGCTTTGGCCGCCTTTTTTATTGACGGAGAAAAAATATGGAAGAGAAGTTTGAACGCGCCGTTTGCCCGCGTTGCGGGCGCCGGTTTTTTGACGTTGACGTGGAATCTGCGCCGGGAGGGCGGTTGCGGGTTCAATGCCCGCGGTGCAAAAGTTTTACCTTCATAAACCTTTCATTTTATGGTAAAATCAGTGCATCGCAGGACAGTTCTGCTCCTGCATCGAATCCAGTCAAAGCGCCGAGCGGCGCACCTCTTTCAGACCTTTGAGTCCACACTAGCGCCAACTGAGCGCAACACCTAAGCCTTTGAGCTTCATAGCACAGGAGAATGCTATGTCAGGTGAATTTGCTTCTAAGGGCATGGCTGGTAGCGCCCTTGGTCTCGCGATAGGCGGTTTGTCCGCCGCTCTGCTTCAGGGTTCTACCAACGGTGGTGGAATTTTGGGAAATATCCTCGGCGGTAATAACTGCGCACCGCAGATGGCAGCCTTGGGCGTCATTGCTGAAAAGGACGCCAAGATTGCCGAACTGACGGCGCAGAAGTACTCGGACAATCAGGACACGACGCTTTATCAGGCGACGCGTTCTGAAAACGAGAAGCTCGAAAACCGTCTGATGGACTACATTAAGCCACTCTCTCAGGAATCCGCGAGCAACCGCGAACGCGTCGCCGTGCTCGAATCCCAGATGAAGAGCAACGTAGAAATCGCTGATCTCCGCGAAAAGTTGGTGCGTTCCGAACTCGGCGCAAAGATTGACAACGTTGCGCAGACATGCGGGTGCGGTATCGCTCAGCTCAACAACGCGGTTGCGTCGCTGCAGAACACTGTCAACGGCATTACGCAGACGATCATCCCGCAGTCTGTCATCTGTCCTCCGGTTATGCCGCGTTACAACGCGTGGCAGGCGCCGGCGACGACTGATGTTGCTCCAGCAACCCAGCCTGTTTCCGGAACCATTCGCGTTCAGGGGTAGTCTATGAGGATGCCGATTGGGAATGCTCCGCAGGTTGTCGCTGAGTTTTTCCAGTCTGTCGTGCTTCCCGCCGCTCAAAAGGCGGGAAGCAATACGCCGTTTTTTGCGGCGTTTGTCGGCGGGCTGGTGTCGCGAAACGCTCCGAAGATTATCGAAGCCTACGCACCTTTGGCGAAAGCCGCGGGGATTATTGACGCGGAAAACATGATTGATATAGATCTCTTGCACGATATTGCGGTCGAAGCGCTTGAAAAAGCGCCCCTGAGCGTTATGGGGTACAAACCTGATCGGGAAGACTTTGATAAGTTGCAGGAAATCATGAAACGATACGGGAGCTAGATATGGACACAAAGGAATACGTGAAGCTTCAGGCTGAGCGTACGATTGACCACCTTTCGAAGAAAGTCGACGAAATTCTCGATGATGCTGAGGGTAACGGCGGCTACTTTAGCTCGACGGACGTGCATACGCTGAAGGATGCGTGGTGCGCTATTAACGCCGCGCATGAAGCGTGGAAAGTCGCACATGAAGCCGCGAAGTAGTGACCAACGTTACGAAACGGAGGGGGCGCCGAGGGGCGCTCCTTTTTTTTATGGCTGAAAAACGCAACTTTGATAAATGGGAGCCGCTGATTGCCGCGGCATTGGTGAAGAAATTCGAGGGGATGCGCTTGGAGGCGTATCTGTGTCCCGCAGGGATACCGACTATCGGATATGGTCATACGCGCGGGGTGCAGCAGGGGACGCGAATTGACGCAGATCAGGCTGACCGATATTTGACGCTTGATCTCGAACGGACGGCACGCGAATTAGGGCCGGCGGTAAAGGTGCCTGTCAGTCACGGCGAGTTTATCGGGCTTCTGTCCTTCGCTTTTAACGTCGGCGCCCACAATGCCGCAGGATCCTCCGTTGTTAAATTCTTAAACGCCGGAAAGCCTGAGGCCGCCGCCAGGGCGTTCCTTCTGTGGAACAAAGTCTCCAAGTATGAAACGGTGAACGGCGAAAAGGTAAAGCGGCTGGTTGAATGCAAAGGCTTGACGAATCGCCGCAAGGCAGAATCGGAGGCCTTTTTGTCATGAGGATAGATTTTCAGATTGTTGCGCTCGCGGGGTGTTTCTTCGCGGGCGCTTTTGTTTCAGGGCTTTACTACCGTGCGGAACTGGCGGACGTGAAAGCCGAATATACCTCAGCGGCTGAAAAGTACCAGGCCGACTTGAGGTCGAAGGAGCGACAGTATGCGGAACGATTGGCGGAAGCGTCAGACGCAAAACAGGCTGAAATTGATCGGCTTGAGCTTTCTCTTGGTGCTATGCGCGGTGATGTTGAGCGCTTGCGCGTCGCCGCCGGGAGTAGTGGAATGTCCGGAACCGGCACCGGTACCTGCAAGTCTTGTCAGCGACAAGTCAGCGATTGTCTCCGATTACTTGATGAGGGTGCAGGCTTACTTGAAGAAAGCGGCGGATTGGTCGGAAGATTTAACGCAGACCGAGAAGCGTTAAGAAAACTGAGATAAGAAAAGGGCGGTAGGGTTTGGAGAGGAACCCTGCCGCCCGATCCTTTTTTGTTTCGGTGACGGAGAATCCCGAAACGTCCACAGTATAAGCATCATGTGTGAAAAGATGTGTGAACAAAACTGAATCTACATAAAGTCGTTTGAAATTTAACAAATACGTGAGATGGGCACATTCGGACAGGTAGCCTTACTGATTTCTTTCAGTAGTGAACCGAACGCGGTAGAAAACGTGCAATTATGGGCGCCGTGTTCCGCCCCTCTTTTATACTTCTTGTCGAAAGTGTGCAGTAAGCGGTAGAAAACGTACCGCAGTACACACACGCGATGTGTGAAAACGTGTATGAAAAAGAGGGACGCTCATGGATACCGAAAAAGCCAAACGAGGGTCAAAGAAACCGGTAACGCAGAGAGAAGTCACGACTCTGGGCGACGGAATTCATACCGTCGCGCCCTGTTTATATCTCCGCGTGCAGGGAAATAAGCGCTCTTTCGTTTTCCGATTCCAAAAAAACGGAAAGCGTAAAGAAATCGGGTTGGGGAGTGCTTTCGATCTGACTATTCAGCAAGCGAAAGCGGAAGCTAATCGATGCCGAGCTGAATTGGCCGAAGGAAAAGAACTGATCGGCAAGGTTGAAAAGAATAAGCGCCAGGCGCAAGTGAAACAGGAGAAAACCTTTTCGGATGTGTGCGCTGAGGCAATCCCTGCTGCAAAAGAGGTTAGAAAATGGAAAAATGCCAAAAGCGAGAAAGGTTGGTGGCGTGTCGTTAATACCTACGCTATGCCGGCATTTGCAAATTTGCCGATCAACCTAATCGGAAGGGATGAAGTCGCAGAAGTACTTAAACCGATATGGCATACAAAGACGCCTACTGCTGTATCCCTTCGGCAAATGTTGGAGCGCATCTTTGCTCATGCGATTTTCACGGGTGATTATCATGGAGCAAACCCGGCTACGTTCCGCGGAAATCTCGATTTTATTTTGGCGCCGAGTGCAAGGATCCATAGTGTTGAGCATTATGCAGCGCTTGATTTTGAGAATTGCCGCATCACTGTCCAAAAATTACTCGAGAGCGGAAACGTCAGTGGGATTGCTGCAGCGTTTGGTGCATTAGTAGCACTGAGAGCTAACGAGTTTTTGCAAGCGAAGTGGTCAGAAATCGACTTCGAGAAAAAAATATTTTTAGTTCCGCCGGAAAGGCGAAAGACATTCCGGGATTATCCTCACCGTGTTCCATTAAGCAATCAAGCGATGCTTATCTTGTACGCTATGAAGACTGCATATCCTGATAGGACTTTTGTCTTTCCTTCGGTGTTGTATGACGACCGCGCCATACACCGAGACTCAGTGTTAACTGCTGTAAAACGTGCGGCGCCCATGAAAGCCACCATCCACGGTTTCCGTAGTACCTTCCGCGTTTGGGCGGAAGAGACCGGACAGAACACCACGGCGGCGGAATATCAGATGATGCACGAAAATCCGTCGGCGGTTGTTCGAGCGTATCAGCGCAGCGACTTGTTGGAGCAACGGCGGGAGCTGATGCAGCGGTGGGCAGATGCGCTTTTGCCGATGGATGTTCTGAAGAAGACACTCGGGGCTACGCCGAAACAGCAGGTTCGGAATGTGCCGGAATTGGAAAAAATCTACGGCGACAAGTTCAAGTGCTTCTAATGAAAAATGCCTCCGAACGTTGAGGCATTTTCTTGGAGGCTATTTTTTCATATTGCGGAATTTCTCAAACGCGATCAGGGCGACTTCGCGAACACGTGCTGAATAAGTCGCCTCTTCTATTTCCAATGGAACGGGAATTCTGCAAATCTCATCGCCTTTGGACGAGTAGATAACCATCGAAGGCATGGAAAGCGACACCTCAATGTTGACCGAAATCTTAAACGGATGATCTTCGCCCTTTTCGATACGTCCATCCTGTCCGGGAAAATAATCTGCGCCGGTGCCTGTCCAGGTGAGAAAATTCATTCTCGAAGTCAAGACCTTTCCGGGGACGAGCTTTCCCGTTCTGCCTTCAATCAAAAGCCGAATGATGTATTCATCCAAAAAACGTCGATTGCAGATGATTTTTTCCTCGATGAGGATTTCTCCACCGGGTTTTTCGCACTTGATGACAGAAAGCGATCCTTCCCAAGTTTCCGCACCGCGAGACGGAGGAACAGTTACCTGACAACTGTAGGCGATTCCGTCACAATAGACGGTGCCCGTCCATTTTGCGCAATCAAGGATGACATTTGTTGAAGGTTCAAACATGGTAGCCCTCGGAGAACAAATCATTGTGAATTTTATATGAATGAACGGGTAAAGGCACTGGGCGCGAAACCGTGACAATCCATCAATCTTGCAAATGAGCGCAAGCAAATTGAAGTTATAAGGGACCACGGTCCCGCTTGTCTTAAATCAATGGATTAGTGTTTAATTCGGTCGAATTCGATCGAATAATAAACGTTAGACTGCAAGCAAATCACTTGTCAACTTGAAAAAACGCGCATATAATTCAAGTTATGTAAAGGGCGGCTGCCCGTCAGTAGGAGAAAATCATGAGATACGAAATCCGCAACGCCATCCGAAATGCCGACATATTCGTGTACAACGATGAAGTCTTGGAAAGCAAGATGATGTCTTGTTACGCTGATGACGTTGAGTTGGGCGAATTCGCGTCCGACTCGGATGCTGTTGCGGCGGCGGAAGAACTGCAGAAGAAAGCCGACGATGCCGCGACGGCTATTTTGGAAGCTGAACTGCCTGACGCGTGCTTGGAAGGCGGTCCGTGTTACATCTCGTGTCTCTGGCGTCTTGCGGAAAATGATGACGAAGACGATGTCAAAGTCGAAATCTAACGACTTCGCCCCGCGGCCTTCATGCGGCCACGGCGGGCGGAGAGACGGGGCCGGAAGGCCGCGCCTAAAAGCTCCAACCGTTCGCGTTTTGGTCAGCCTGACCGAAGAAGAGCGCGACAAATTCAAAACTTTAGGCGGGTCTAAATGGTTAAAAAAACTGCTTGCCCAGAAGTCAACCGCCCCTGCCTGAAGGCAGAGGCTTGTGAAAACAAGCCTTGATTGACTAGCCCCAGTGAGGAGAAATCCGAACTACGTTGGTTGGGAATGTATAGGCACCGCGGGATGTCAATCCTAGTTCCGCGCTCTGCGGCCCGTGATTAAAAGCGCTGAGAGGTAGGTGCGGTGTTGCGGGTATCTGAAACCCCTTTCAACATGGGCGAAGGATTACAACCGACCGAAAGGTCGTGGGCAGGACTTGAGAGTTCCTGCCAAGATTTTTTAACTTTTAAAGGAGGACGCGATTCCACCCGCGACTGAAGTCGCGGGTTTTCTCGCGTAATTTCTATGAAAAAAGCCCCGGCAACGTACTACACGGTTGTAGCAGTTGCCGGGGTTGAAATATGCCATTTCAATTTTAGGGGGATGGGCACAATGCGAACGAAGTGCGACGTAACAGCTGATGACAAAGATTATTTGTATTTCGTGATGATTACGCAATACAAACAGGGAGATGCTGAGGATGGCACGATTTTTGTGGCTGCGCAAACACCGGAAAAAATCGAAGAATACGGCGTCATTCAACGCCCTGATTGTCCCATAACTTTATCAATTCATGACAAATGCCCTAGTTGGGACGGTATTTATGCAGGGGCCGATCCCACGTGCTACCTCTCGGTAAAAACGGCAGAGGCGCTAGCCAAACATCTTTTGACAGCTGTTGAAGCCGTTAAGAAAAATTCGAAATAACCCCGTCGACTTAATGCCGACGGGAATCATTTTCGTGACGTCGCGAAGATGATCATCGGGGTTTGCGCAGTAGAGCGGTCTTTGGTTCCGCGCGTACAAAAGCTTTAGCGGACATAGCGACAAGGGCGACCCAATATTCGTCAATTTTTCCGGGCCAGTGCAACGCAACATTGGCGAGAATGGTGGCTTCTTCGATCAAAGTTTTATTCCACTTTGACGGGTGTTCGACAATGTCGTCGATGGAGTCGACAAACACTTCCACAAAAACATCTTTTAGCGGTGAGTTTGTTTCCATCCGCCGCTTAAATTCTTCGATAAATTCTTCTCTGTTCATGACGGGATCCTCCCGGGGGCAATGCGCTCCCAGGTGATTTCAGGCAACGCGCGGGAGGCGGAATTCAGCCTTGATCCACTTCTCGATGTCGGCGCGAAAGAAAACGCCCTGTTTCCCGAGTCGGCGGGTTTCGAGCGGGAACGGATTATCGTTAGCGGCGCGGTTCTGCCAGCTCCGAACGCGCCGTTTCGATACGTTACGCCCGAACGCCTTCGAAAGGTCTTCGAGCAGTGCTTTCCATTGAATGAATGCCTCTTCAAACATTTTTTCTTCTCCCTAATCGGGCTTGATAGATGGCCTTGAGTTTTCGGCGGTAAGGGCCTTGGCGAACCCGCAGGATTTCCTGCTCCAGTCGCGTTAGATCTACCGAGACGGTTTTCTTGTTCGGAACGTCGGTGACGTACTTCACATAAAGCAGGTTGCTGTAAACCCAAATGGGCTCGCCTTTTACTTCGTCGTCCCCAAACATTTCAAGCTGAAAGATTCGGTCGGCAATGACGATGCCCTCGCGAATGGCGTCCAGTTCCTCGGCGGTGCAGGTAAAGCACTTCTCGTGGATGCAACGCTGGTAGAACGTGTGAAATCCTTGTTGCAGGCGTTGCCACTGTCGGCGAGTGTTGTCCTCGAAAAACTCGTGGTCGATCAAATGGCCGGTGATGCTGAGGGCGGTGCAGAGGTTGATGTAATCACGCAACATTTGCACATCGTCGAGCGTCATCGTCCCACGGTGGAGCTTGCTTTCAACTGCGAAAGCGGTGTCGGTGAAAAGCCCCTTGAGCATATCGATTTCCCATTGGTCTAAGAACATGACAAAGGAGCCGATGGGTTTTTCGTGGTACGGGCGCCGAGGCTTCTTATTCCGTCCCATTTTTTCCCCCGTATGGTTTTGGGGTTTTGATCGGCGCCCACGCGAGAATCTTCATTCCCACAACCTCTGAGGCAAAGGTGCCGTTTTCAAGGAATCGGTCGAGAACGACGTAGCGTTCGGATCCTTCTTGATGCGTGACGAAATACCTCCCTGGCGCCCGGGGTTTGTGGGCGGGGTAGGCCGTCCACTTAATGCGGTCTTTCATTTTTCGTCCTTCCGGTTTTCTTGATCGATCAGGTACGCCTTCAACTCAGCGGCTGCAACCTCTTCGGAAAGCGTGAGGTCGGTGGAATGCTTCATCACTAAAGTGTCGATGTCACAATCTTTCATAATGCAACACAAACGAGCGCGTCCCTTATCTGTGTTCTGAATCGTCAGCGAGATAAAGTAATCGCCGAACTCGTAAGTGCGTCCGACTTCTTTCCCCTGGGGAACCACCTCGGGATCCTTCATGTTTTTAAATTTCGCAATACACCATTTGATGCGAGCCTTCTGCATCTTTTTACAATCGGCGGAAGCCTTCAGAATTGCGTCGGCGAGGTCTTTTGCTTCATAGTCTTCAAGCACTGCATCGTCGCCGTCGCTAGAAGCGACACGTACGAGCAATTCTTCGTCGGCACGGCGGACAAGGATGATGCCCTGATCGTAGTCGGGACGGTCTTCGTCCTTTTCCGGTGCTTTGTCGAGGTAGTCTTTGTTGACAGGCAGGCCGCAGATGGCGGCAATGGCTTCGTAATCGATATTGATAGGTTTTGTGGTAAACATAGTTAATTCATCTCACTCGGTGAAGGGAAGGGTGCCCACGCCTTGATGATGTCGGCGGAATAGTCGCCCCAGCCGTATATCGGAACGTATTCGCAGACGGCGACAAGGCGTTTGCCGGTGCCGTCATCGATGGTGACAAGGTAATCGCCCGGCTCTGACGGTTTTCCTGAGCTGTGCCATTCGACTTTTGTCCACTCAAGCATTTTGCGGATCCTCTCGTTTGCTGCCCTTCTGCAGTTCCGCCCAGGCGATGATTTCGCGCTTGGTTTCGATCATTTCGCGGACTCATCATCCCACGGGCGGAAGCGTTCTACTATTACGTTGTCGGCGATTTCAACTGTGTCGGCGAAATGCCACGCGCCTTCGAGATACATTAAGGCGCCGTAATATTCGAGTTCTGGACGCTTGGCATATTGGCCTTCGATTCGCATCAGAACACCTTCGGGCGGCGTCACTTTCGGGTAGTTGTTCCACGCGTGAGGGTCGTACTCTTCTACGGGCTCGATTTCCTTCTTGCTGATGGTTAATTCCCAGGCAATCAGCGGCTTGTCGGTCATCTTGCAAAGATGGTGCAGAACAACGGTCTCTTCTTCGTCATCAAAGCCTTCGCAGGCAATTTGCAGATGATGATCAAAATCCTTGAGACACTTTTCATAGGCCGCCTGGAGTTCTCTGTCTTTTAACTTATAGCGAATCATTTTCTTTCCTCCGATGCGTTGTAAGGGGCGGGGAGTGCCCGCCAAGCGAACACTTCAGAGCCGTCTTCTTCGAAATCTTCTCCCATAGAGTTCACCCAATATTTGCCGTCAGTGTCGTAATAAAGAATGTATGTGATTGGTTTGGGATTCTCCGCGTACTTCATAGACACTAAGTAAAGGCCGTTGGCTTTTGGGGCGTTGATGGTGTCTTTTATGCGGTACGGCGTCCATGTCCACCGGTTACTTAAGTCGATTTGCACGCAGCCGGAGCTGGCACTGTTTTGCGTAACCCTCAGGTGCTCTAATTTCTCGCCGTTGGTTGCAATCATGTTTTTCTCCATCTGAAGGGGTGGAAATCTCCGATTCGTGGTTCGAAGATATAGACGCCCGCTTGTTAATCTGTTGAGCCAAAAATTTGAGTTCGTTGGCGGTAAGCTTTGTCTCAAGTTGGGATTTTTTCGAGGCCTCGAGGTCGTGTACCACCTCAATGGCCTCGATAGTGACGTTGACGAGAGTCCATCGATCCAAATCTATTCGGCGCGGAATCACGAACTTCATGTTTCTCCTTGAGTAGATCAGACAGACAGGCCGCTTTCGCTTAATTCCTTGCGCTTTTCCAGCACGGTGCAGGCTTTGAGCAGTTGGTTTTTCGCTTCAAGAATTTGGCTGACTACGTCTTTGAGTTGGGCGCCGTTGAGCTGTGCCAAAACCACCATCGTTTTGTTAAATTGACCTGGCTCGATGTACGAAACGCCGATGGAGACGGGCTTCTCTTCGTTGTTCTTGTCGAAATCAAACACCAGCGACGAATCTTCGGGGATTTTCACTTCAATCATTTTTCATCCTTTGCCCCCGTTTCCGGGGGCGGCAGTGGTTAGAACGGGCAATCCTCGTCGTAGACGGGGGTGGAGGCATGAGCGGCAGGCGCAGAGGTGGAGGTGCCGCTAGAAGATGCCGGGCGTTGGTTATTTCCGGCGCCTTTGCGCAGATCTCGATCTTTCATCGCGCCTTCAATGGCTGCAGCCAACTTTGTGGGCTTTTCTACGTTCTGAATAATTTCCGATGCCGTTCGTTCCGTTTCAGGATCGAACGGCTTAACTAAAGTCAGGTCGAAGGATTCGCGAAGTTCGCCCGAGCGGTTATCGACCCAGTCGCGCCAGACACGCTGAAGAAGTACGCCGATGCGCTTGTTTTCAAGTTCTCGGCAACGGTAGCCTTCAACCACCTGTTCGTCTGCAACGCCGCGGCGGTGGTTTTTAATATTGGCCTTAACGAAATTGGGGTTCGTGACGTTAGCGCAAACGCAAAGGGCGTCGAACTGCTTTTTCTGCCATTCGCTTTTACCGCCGGCGACGCAAAGTTCGATGGTTGCGCGTTGTTTCTGATCGTTCTGCAAAAGGAAGCGAACGAACTGGTAGTCTCCGTTCTGCGTGTGGCGTTCGAAAGTGTCGGCCATTACGATCGTGCAGATGTACTTTCCAGGCTCGCGAATAGTAGGGGTGGCGTCCGTCGAAGAAGCATTTTCGCGAGAAGTGTTGAACGAGGTAATCATCTAAAAATCCTCAAATGTGAATAAAAATGTATGGGTATGAATTCGCAAATTCCCGGCCTTTCGACCGGGAATACGTCAAGCGTTGATGTTTTCGGGTTCTATCGTTTCCGTAATGTCTTCAGGTATCTCAGTAGGTGGTAAGGGTTGATGCTTCGAGACGGGCGCCGAGGCCGGTGTTTCAGCTGGTGCCGTTTCTATGTCGTAGTAGTCGCAGATGGCCTTATCGACCGCGGCTAAATCGTTTGGAATCGTGGCGTCTTCAAAAAGGCCCATTGGACTTTTTACTGTGTCATTTCCGTTCGTCTGTGTTGAGAAAAGGTACCGCCCGCCCTCGACCTTCGTCCGGAGCACTGTAGTAAACATCCCCTCGATAACGATCTTGTCGTCGAGCATCTTCCCGAGCGTTTTGATGCCGACACGTCCGAAGTCGTCTGTCGCTGTGTGAGCCAATATGTAGACCCGTTTGTTAGGAGCCAGGAGCGTCGCTTGTTCCGCAATAGAGAAGCCGTCGAAGCCGATCTTTTTGTAAAACTCGAACACCTCTCCCTGCTTGAATTTTGTGGTGGCGCTGTGCATATACTGAAAGCCGAGGATGTACTGCCAGTCGTCGATGACGATGATGTCGCGTTTCGTCATTTGCATGATCTTGACGATTTCAGCGGCCTGGTCAGTGACCATGATGTTTCCGCCGTTGCGGTCTCGGTACTCTTTCCAGCCCTTCGCGCGGAAGGGAAGCGGCTTTCTTACTGGCTGAATCAGCAGCGTCTTTGCCGGGTCGAGGTTGCGGAGGCTTGCGGTTTTCCCAGATCCGCTTTCTCCAAGAATTAACGTTCCGTAGCTCATCAGTTGTTCTCCAAAAATACCCGCGTATTACCCGCGTAAATCTCCAAAAAAGGCGCTACTCGCGGTAGCGCCACTGGTTGTATTCATCTTCGATAGTCCGACTAGCCGGTGGTTTCGGCGCCGGCGGCCTCGGCCGGGGAGGTGGTGCTATCGGCTCCTGCCGAAATCCAAGACGCTCCGCTATCTGCAAAAGCGGCTGAAGGTTGAGAAATTCGCCGTTTGTGGCGACCTTGAATTGAGAAGCAAGCCCCGTCAGGATTGCCAGACGGGCGGCCTCCGTGATTTCCGTTACCGGAATAGGTGACATGGAAAACTCCGTTGAAGGAAGAAAGGGGACGGGCGCTTGGAACGACGCGCACGGGCTGGTTAACTGGTGATCACCTGCCCGTTTAGAACGCAGGGCCATGTCGGTAGGTACCCCGCGCCTTCCACCTCGAAACTACACACACTCCGTTCGGCGCCCTTTGATCTGCGGCCTGTGTTCTCACCACAGCGAAACGGATGAGATGTGTAGAAAGAACGTCTCGCTTTGGCCGCAGATCAAAAGGCACGAAAAAGCCGCTTAACTTCTTTGCCAAACGTACGATTTTTTCGTACGTTCCTAAAAAGACCCATTCAAGCGTTCTTATTTGCGTCGCGTTCGGTTGAAAGTCATGGAGAAAAAACGTCCGCGGCGCAAATAACAGCGCTTTACCGAAGCAGGGGTGTTGTTAAGCACCGCGTGCCGCCCTGTGGCGTTCGCTTCGGCGTCCTCTTGGCTGAGGCCTCTCGCCCACAACTTGTGTGCCATGCAAGCATCTGAGCGCGGCGTCTTTCACGCCTTCTGACGGATCGTTCAGTCGTCCGCCTATTGTTGGCCTTGGGTAACGCGTACCCTCGGGCTTTTTGGTGAGCCGCCCAGTGAAAGAATCATTACCTTCGTCTCACTTCGGGCGGGCGGCTCGCCAAAAGGCTCGCGGCCTTTTGGTTGCCTACGGGGTCGGCATAGGGGTTCCCATTAGCCCGATCAGTACTGAAAGGAAGGCAATCCAAGCTGCGGCTTCGGCGGCGGCCCGAACCCAAGGCCGCCAGTTCCACCCCCGGCGGTGGGGGAAGCATTCGCGGTAGGCTCGGGGAGTCGGTTCAATGAAGAGGTCTGCGAGTGTCATGGTTTTGTCCTTAGAGGATCCCGAATTTCTTGATGGCTTCTTTCGTTGCCGCTGCAAGGCGGGGCGTAATGGATTCGCGGAGAGCTCGGTATTCCTTCGCCTTGTCAGCCGCCAGTTCCTCTTCCATGCAGGTAAGCGCATTGAGAAAGCCCAGGCAGACGCCGCGCCATTTAATGGCGGCATCCCGGTTGGGCGCCGAGCGCAGGCTTTCCGTGGCGTCATTGAAGGTGCCGCGCAGGTTGAGTTCGAGTTCCTTCTTCATCGTTAGCTCCTACTTGTTGATCTCGATCCAGTTCAACGCGGTAGCCGCAGCCTCCGGAGTGAGGCCGAATTTCCGAATCGTGTTGGCGAGATCGTCTGCGGTGAAGTTGTCGGCGTCCGATTCGTCATCGTTGACCATTCCGAAGTAAGCAAGGTTGACGACGTTGCGGACGATGGTGTCCGGCTGTTTATCTGCGAGTTCAACCATTTCCTTGAGCGTTTTCATGGCTATTCCCCTTTTTTCGTGATGGTGATAAGGCGGCGGAAGGCTTCATCTCGGGCGGTGTAGAAATCGCGCTCTAAACCGCCGAGGAATTCGTTCCAGTCGTCGTAATCCATGTCGACGTTGAGGGCACCTGGCGATGATGTCCGTAATAAGCGCCCGGATGGCGCGGAACTGCGGCTCGATTTCGTTGGTGAGCGTTTCGAGGGCGGTGGTGTACTTGCATTCGCTAATAAGGCTGTTGACGGCGAGGGTGTAGGAATCTTTTACGGCGTGGTTGCTGATGATCATGTCGGTCTCCTTAGAGGTACCATTCGTTGAGGAGCTTGTGCTGGGCGGCGTAGTAGGCGTCTACAAAAGCCTTTTCTTCAGCTTTCCACTGGGCGATGAGTTCTGCGCGGTCTTCTCCTTCTGCCTTGAAGACAATCGGGCACACCGTGTAGTGGAGGGTGTCGAACGCTTTGTAGATTTCCCGGAGACCTGCGAGGTTGATTTCGATGGTGGCATCGTGGGCGAGGTCGCGGGCTTGCCTCTTTGCGATTTCGAGGAAGGCCGCAACGCTGATGGTGGAGGTGGTGAGGGTTGACATGATGGTTGGCTCCGATATGGAATGTTATCAATACGGGTGAATTACGTTGCCCGTTTGAACAACCGACATTTAACCAAATATCTCACCAGAAGTCAACTTTATGGGAAACTCTTTGGGCGAGCGGAACTAATATCCCATTGATCTCAATCAAAAAAGCAACAAAAAAGCCCGCAACAGCGAGCTAAATAAGGGGAGGGGGATTTTTTTATATTCCGTGCGGATTGTTTACTAAGATGCACCGACCGATAATGAAAATCCCATCCAAGTTGTCAAGGCGGATGGGTTCATATTTTTTGTTATCAGACCACAAAACAAATTTGCCGCCGGGTTGCACTTGAACTCGATGAACAAATATTGAGCCACTGTAGGCAACGGCAAATATACCGTTCATATTGAATTCTCGTTGCCTGAGATCAACGACAACACTGGCTCCCTTAAGTATCTCTGGCTCCATATTGTCGCCGGGCATCGAAAGAAGCTTCAGCTCGTCCGGCGTTGAAGTATCAATGGGTTGTTCGTATAACCACTCGCCGTCTAGCTCCATTAGCCTAATTTTGCTAGTTTTTGGTGGGCTGATGAGGGCATATTCCTTTCGAACCTCAAGCGCCGTAATCCGGGTTGCCTCCGCTTTAGAAGAATCCCATTTTTTTTCGATCTGAATATTTGGGCATTCGGCGTCCAGTGTACCGGGGGGAATTCCTAGCGAGGCTTCAATGT